CTAGCGGCCGACTGCTGCTCTCACTCCGCCATAGACCCGCTCACAGGTAAGCCCTGCGCTCCGGGCACGGCTAGCCGCCTCTGCCATTGCTCGGCCTTCTGATTCCATCTCTCCAAGCACGTCGGCAAACACTGCGGCGGCGTCTGCCCTTGCCTGGCGCTCGCCGGCAGTTCCGGCATTGCAGGTAGCGAGCTGAGTGGCGAGCCGGCTGGCTTCGACCCGCAGCCCTGCAGCAGTAGCCCCAGCGCGATCAGCAGCACGCCGCAGATCTTCAAGTTCGTCATGGCCTTTCTTTCCCTCGTCATCCGCAACTGCCTGCTGTTTTTGCTCGATCACTCGAACAATCTTTACCGTCTGCAACTGCTCCTGGGTGATGCCCTCGCCCAGCCGCCAGCCGTTTACCTTCCAGCCGGCCGCGAAGCACATCGCCGCCAGCAGCCCGTAAATGGTGCTGCGCTCGACCAGCGTGCCGATCATGCCAACACCTCCTGCCCGGCTCGCCAGAGCGCCAGGCGCTGCGGCTGGCCGTGGGTACCGCCGTTGATGCGCCGGGTGATGTCCTCAAACCGGCCGGCGTCGGCCAGCTCGTTGAGGCCGTTGCTGGACCAGAACCATGCAGCAGACATGGCCGCCCACTCGGGCTGCTCGAGCAGCTCGGGCGCCGCCAGTAGGTCCGCGCCGATCGCAGAACCGCATGCCCGATAGTTCGCGCGGCCGGTGAGCTGGATTAGCCCGCGCCCGCGGTAGCGCCAACCATCACCGCTGGCGGTCGGCCCGTTGCCAAGGCGATCGGCATATACATGGTTGGCGATCTGCTCGGGCTGCCGCTCAAGCCGCTGCGCCAGTGCGTTCGGCTTACCGTTGGCTGTCCGGAAACGTCCAGGCCAAGTAGCGGCAAGGCCAGCTGCGCTGTAGTTGAGGTTTTCAACGAGACGACGTAGCTGTCCGGATTCGTGGCCAACCTGCGCCATGAACGCGGCACGGCGCCCCAACGTGTCGATGCGATAGCGAGTCATCGCGACATTAAGCGCAGAAACAAAAACGCCCGCGACAGGGCGGGCGTTGGGAAGTATCTGCAGCAGCTGATATTCAGTTAACAGATCCACGTTTTCTCCAGACGAAAAAAAGCCCGCCGGAAAGCGGGCCGAGCAAATTAAGCCGCGTTAGAACCTACGCAATGAACAGCCGCGCGAACACCGCCGGCACGTTGCCCTTATTGGTATAAATCGTTCCTGACGGGCCTTGCTGGTAGATTTCGGCGTAGTTCTGCGCGTAGTTCAGGCTGATCGCCGTGGGCGAGGCGGCAGGCGAGGTGGCCGACAGTGCCGGCAACGTAAACGGGTTGATCATTACGTATTCGTCTTCGGCCACGTCGTAACTCGCGCGCCAGTAGTAATGATTCGCCAGGGTGCCGCCCGTGACGCCGACGAAGGTCCAGCTTTGCACCACGTTGGTAACTACCGCGGGCGCCGCGCCCGAGTCGTACACGCGCGCAGCTGCGCCGTCCCATATGCGCAGCCCGTAGGTGGCCGATGCGGTTGGCGCGAACGCCGCGGCAAACCACTTGCCGCTCGGCAGGTAGCCGACGTTTCGGGTGCTGATGCGAAACCCCGTCCAGTTCCCGGCGCTGCCGAGGATCGACATGGCGTAATACAGCTCGGTGCCGCTCGACGTTGACGGGCGAATGAACACGCACGGCGGTTCCTGGGTGGTGATCGGCTGCGGAAAACTCACCGTCACCGTCATGGTGGTGCCCTGATAGGTGCCACTGCTCAGCACCGAAAGCCGGGGTTTCTCGGCGTCGATCTGCACATAGCCATCATCATTGACGGCCAGGAAGCCATAGGAGCCCGAAGGGCCGGCAGCGCCGGCGGCTGGGCGGAACTTCATCACCATAATGCGCACGGTGTTCCTGGTGTCGCCAAAGCTGTCAATTCGCACGTTGTTGGTCTGCACGACGATATGCGGCATAAAGCTGTTATCGACCGCACCGGTCAACGCCAGCACCACCGCGCAGTGGTTGCTCGCGTTGCCGACAATCGGGATGTTTACCGCCGTGGTCGTGGCGAAGTTCACCAGCACATTCGCCACGATCTGATAGGTAAACGTCGACGTGTCCAGCGTTAGCCGCGCTTGCGCGTCCCAGGTTCTAAGCCCTCCGATCATGCCGTCAAATCCCCCGCCTGAATGCGCAGCACGTCGTTACCGTCCCAGAACTTCAAGGCCCGGTTCGTCAGCTGCATACGCCCCTGCCCGGCAACGCTGCCGTTGATTTCAAAGGTGCCGGCCTTGTCCAGCCGCCAGCCTTGCTGCCCGGCCACGTAGTTGGTCGATTGCAGCGCCGTGGCGATCTTCGCCATGTCAATGGTGCCGTCACCGATCACCGCCGAGTTGATGAACACCTGCCCGCCCTGAATCACGAACGGCGTGGTGATCTGCCCGTTGGCCACGTTGATGACCGCGAACCGATCCGCCTGGAACAGCACCTGACTCTGCATCCCCTGCGGCGTGTTCTCGATGCCCAGCCCCATACCGGCGGCGTAGTACTGGCCGTTACTGGTAACGCCCAGTTTCACCGAGTACATGGCCTGCAGCTTGCCATCCATGGTGGCCAGCGCCGTGCTGGTGGTCTGCACCGAGGCCGACGCGCTGTCGGCCTTGGCCTGGGCGGTGTCGATGCGCGACGACAGCGCGCCGTCCGCATCGGCACGGGCCGTGGCCTCGCTCTGCAGGGCGGCGGCGATGTCGTTGTTCACCTTGGCGCTCAGCGTCTCGACCTGCGAAGCCAGGGCGCTGTCGGCGGTGGCGCGGGCCGTCTGCTCGGCGCTGATCGCCGCGGCGTTCTGCCCGACCTGGGCCGTCACCGTGTCGATGCGCTGCGCAAGGGCCATGTCCTCGGTGGCGCGGGCGGATTGCTCCGACCACACGCCCGCCAGTACTGCAGTGCTGCCCGCCGACCACCCCGCATCACCCGCCAGCGGAGGGTTTATCTGCGCATAAACGCCATCGACCCGCTGTGCCAGGGCGCTGTCGGCGTTGGTGCGCGCCGTTTGCTCGGCAGTGATCGCCGCGGCGTTGCTGCTGGTCGCGGCTGTCACCGTGTCGATGCGCTGCCCAAGCGCCGTGTCGGCATTGGTGCGCGCGGTGACTTCCGACTGGATCGCCGCGGCGTTGCTGTTGGTCGCCGCCGTCACCGTGTCGATGCGCTGGCCCAGCGCCGTGTCGGCATTGGTGCGCGCGGTCTGCTCGGCAGTGATCGCGGCGCCGCGGTCCTGCGCTTCCTTGAGCAGCGCCGCGGCACGGGCATCGGTTTCGGTCTTGATCCGCGCCGCCACCGTGCCCGGCGTCGTCGCCGGGCCATCCACCAGCGCAATGCGATCTTTCAGCCCCTGGCCCAACTGGGTTTCGCTGATCTTCCCGGCAATGGCGCCCAGCAGCTTCGGAACCTCGACACTTGCCTGCCCCATCACCCAGGCCGACCACGGCCCCACGTTGCCGGTACGGTCCACCAGCCGCGCGCGGAAATGGAAGGTCGCCCCGGCCGCCAGGCCGGTCATGGTGTGGCTGTTGTTCGGGTAGGCGTAGTCGCCCAGGTGCATCACGCCGGTGGCGCTCGGGCTGGTGTTGTATTCGATTTCGGTGCGCTGGGCGTCACTCGCACCCTCGGCCGGGAAGGCCCAGCCCAGACGAATACCAAACTCCAGCGGCGTGGCCGTCAGCGAGGCCAGCGCCGGCGGAGCGCCCTCCTTGCCATTGAGCTGGGTTTCCGCGCTGTACGCGGCCAGCGAGGCCACGCCAATCGGGTTAACCGCGCGCACCCGCACCAGATAGCGGCCGGCATAGATGCCCGGCACCTCGAAGCCCAGGGCCGCGGTGCGCGGCACCGCCAGCCACTGGCCGTCATCCTTGCGCCATTCGGCTTCATAGGCCACCGCGCCCGGCGCGGCCTCCCATTGCGCGCGCAGGGTGGTGATGGCCAGGCCCTGATCGACATAGCTGAAACTCTCCAGCGTCACGCCAGTGGGTGGCGCCTGCACGCCGGCCGGCACCACGGATACCGGGCGCTGCTCGATGCGGGCGCCGGTGTCGACGGCGCCGTGTTTGCTCGGGTCGTACTGCACCCCGACAATCTCGAACACGCCCGCCTCGGGCCGGCTCACCCGCGTGACGCGGTAGAGCTGAATGGCCAGGTCGGCCGCGTCCAGCGCCCACACCGATTGCGCCCGCGGCGTCGCGCTGTATTCGGTCGTTACCGTCACGGTGCGCCCGGTCACGCTCTGCACGGTGCGGCCCTCGGCCACGCCGCTGGGCAGGTTCAACACCAGGCGGTCGCCGACCTGCACCTGGGCGTCACGGTCGAGGGTGATCTGCCGGCCGGACACCAGGCTGATGCGCCCACCCAGCGGGCGACCCGCCAGCAGCTCGTCGGCCACGCCGATGACCCAGCCCGGCCGGGCCAGCACACCGTCGAGCCCCACGCGAAAGGTCACCATGCGGTCGGCGGCGTTGGTCAGCAGCAGCCAGCGCCCGCGGCGGTTGGCCTCGCTGCGGCGGGTGCAGCCGATGGCGGTAATATCCTGCTTGTTCACGCCGTAGCGGCGCACCAGGGCGTTATCGGATACCGGCTCCACGTCGGACTGGTAGGCATTGGCCGGCTCGTCGAAGCTGACCAGCGCCATGCTGTAGCGGTTTTTCTGCTGCCCGCCGGCGTAGCTGAACCCGCCCACCACGCCATTGGCGCGGCTGTACACGTAGTCGACCGCGCGCGGCATGTCCGCCTCGGCGACCATCTGCGTGCCGTCCCAGTAGGTCATGCCGCGGAAGATCGCCGCCAGGTCGCGTAGCACCGTCCAGGCCTCGGCCTGGCTTTGGATGTACACGTTGCAGGTAAACCGCGGCTCCTGCCCACCCTGCCCGTCTGGCACCAGTTCGTCGCAATACTGGGCGATGCGGTACAGCGCCCACTTGTCCACCTGATCGGCCGTGATGCGCCGCCCCAGGCCGAAGCGCTTGGCCAGCACCACGTCATACCAGACCCAGGCCGGATTATCCGTCCAGGCCCATTTAAAGGTGCCGTCCCATAGCCCGACATAGGCGCGGGTGGCGGGGTCGTAGTTGCTCGGCACGCGGATCACGCGGCCGCGCGTCTCGACCGCAATCGGCGGGATGTTCTGGAATTGTGAAGCGTCGAACTCGACATACAGCAGCGCGGTATTGGGATAGCGCAGCTTGGCGTCGATGACCTCGGTGATGGCCTCGATGCGCATCTGATCGACAATTTGCGCGTCGGTCTGGTTTGGCGTCAGACGGCGGACGCGCACCTGCCAGGCGCTGCCAGCAGGCAGGTCGACGCGGTGCGTGCGCTCGTACTTGGTCGAAACCTTGTCGTCGAGGGTGTAGGCGCTGACCAGCTGCCAGCTGCCGCCATCGGTGGCCACGTCAATGGCGTAGTCGATGCGGTAGCCCACCACGTCGCCGTTGTCTTTCTGCTGCTGCAGGCGGGGCCACGACAGGCGCAGGCGCACCGCCGACAACTGCGGGTTGGTGATGGCGCGCACCCAGTCGTTACCACTGCGCAGCTCAACGCCGACGCCGATTTCGTTTTCCACCGCCGGCAGGCCGGCGATGTGTTCCTGATGCGGCGTGCCGGGGCGGAACTCAAAGCGCACGCCAGGGAAGTTCTCGGCGCCATCCGGGCCAATCAGCGGCGTGCCGTCCAGATAGATATCGCGTCCATCCAGCGTGCCGGCGGCGTTACCGGCGAATTCGCCTTCACCCAGTGCCACCAGCACTTTCGCATAGGCAATCGACTGGGCGCTGTCGGGCGCCTCCTTCGGGGTGCGCGGTTTCTTTTCGCCACCCTTGCGGCCGTGAATCGCTGCTGCTGCGCTCATGCGGGGAACCTCGAAAACGAAAAAGCCCGGCGCATGGCCGGGCTCGGGAATGGGAAACGTGCGGGTTTACATCTGGTCTTCGGCGTAGATGCCGCCGGAAATGATCGCCCCGCCGATGCGGCGCTTGCCGTACAGCAGGCCGACCGGGTTGCCCTGGGCGGTGGTGTTGACCGCGCCGCCGAAGGCATACGACGGTTTGTTTTCCGGCGCCTCTCGGCCCGACAGGCCGGTGGCCTGCGGCGCGAGCATCTGCGCCACGCCACCAACCATCATCCCGGCGCCTGCGGCCACCAGCCAGCCGTTGCCGGTGTAAACACCCACCGCCACCAGCACCGCGCCGAGCACGGTGGAAAATACGCCGCCGTTCTTGCTACCGATGATCACCGGCGCAATGCGGATATCGCCGTTGGCGCCCTGCAGCTGCAGCTCGTCCTCGCGCAGGTTGCGGCGGCCGTAGAACACCGCATAGGCCAGGCCGCGGTCGCGACTGGTCGCCAGGTACTGCTCAAAGCCCGGCAGCTGCGCGCACAGCGCGCGGATGGCCTCGGCCGGGCTCGCCACAGCCAGGCGGAACACCCGGCCGAAGCGCGCACCCAGCACGCCATAAAGGCGAACGGTTCGCAGTTGATTCATGCTACCCCCTTGTAGCGCACCACCAGCGCGGTACGGTCCAGCCAATAGCCGCCATACGCCACCCGGCCACTCGGGCGGCCATACAGGTGGTGCAGCAGCTGCCCATCGCCCAGGTACACGCCGCCGTGATTCACCGCCGGCGCCTGCACCTGCATCAGCACCACGTCGCCACGCTGCAGCGGGCCGCGGGCCACCTCGAAGCCAGCCTGCTCGAAGCGCTCCAAATAGTGGTTTTCGCCGTTGTGCCACCAGCCGTCCGCGCGCGGGAAGTCGGGCAGCGTGATGCCGTATTCCAGCTGGTAAAAGCCGCGGATCAGCCCGTAGCAGTCGTAATCGGTGCCATGCACGAACGGCCGCCCCTCAAGCGGGGCCACGCCCTCGCAAGGGGTCAGCACGTTTAGATCACCCTCGGGCCAGCTCAGGATGTACCAGGGCACCGTACCTGCGTTGCACAGCGCCACGTCGGCGGCACTGGCGCGGCTGGTGGCGTCGGGGTGTGAATGCACCACGCCGACGATGGTGCCCAGATCCTCGGCGGCGGCGTAGTCAGCCGGGTCCAGCTCGAAGCGATCGGCACCGGCGGCGCCCTCGGCCAGGTTGCGACAGGGCACGTACTGCTGGCGGCGGCCGATCTGCACCACCAGGCCGCAGCACTCGCGCGGGTACTCGGCCGCAGCGTGCGCGCGCACGGCGGTCAGGATGTGTTTACGCATGGGTCATTGCCTTAGCAGGTTGGCGCCAGGGAAGCCGCCGAAGGGCAGCGGGTTGTTCGCACCGAAGCGCGCTTTGCAGTCGCCGAGCAGGCCGCCGCAACGGTCGCGCGCCGGGTCATCCGTTGGGTTGCCGTCCACGTCGGCCACCGGCCCGCCGGTGTAGCCGCAGTCGGGGCCGCGGTACTCGCCGCACATGGCCCAGTCGCACAGCCCGTGAATCTGTCGCGCCGGGATCTTCTGCCCCTGCACGTCGGCCGGCGAGCTGAGCGCAAAGGCCACGGCCTCGCCGTTCTCGCCGGTCTTCTGCTCGATGTACCAGACCTGGGTTTTCTCCTGGGTCGGGTCCGCGGTCGGGTTGCCACCCTCGAAGTTCACCGCGTCGAGGTAGTGGGCAAAGGTGGTACGCACCGTTACCCGTGCCTGCGCCAGGTCATCGAACAGCAGGCACAGCGCGCTGATCGAGCCGTCAAGGTTGCCCACCGTCAGCGTCGGCGAAGGTGCCGGGCCGTCGCCGTCCAGGGCGAAGCCTTCGCCCTTCACCGGCCAGGCGCGGTATTCCTGCCCCTGCCACCAGATCGACTTGGCGCGCAGCGGCTCGGGGCTGTTCGCCGCGGCCGCCAGCTCGGCCGGCGTATGCGCTACGCGGTGGCCATGAAAGTGCAGCACATCGCCACCGAACGCCGTGCAGTCGATGACGTACAGCGTCACCTCGGCGCCGGGTTCCAGCAGCTGCACATCGGCATTGATGCCCATCGGTCACTCTCCAGAAACAGCAAGCCCCGCACGGGGCGGGGCTTCGGGTGGCGGCGTGACGGGTGACGGCGGCGAGTGCTCGCGCGCCAGTTCGCCCAGGTACGCCAGCTGACAGTGGCGCAGCTCGCCGACGCGGTCGCGCCAGAACAGCGAATTGATCAGCCGCTCAGCCAGCCGCCAGCGGCGTTTCGCCGGCGTGCGCAGCTGGGCGCTCCGGTAGGCCCGGCTCGACAGCGTTTCGTCGACGTAGCCCCACAGCAACGTGTTGGCGAGCTGATCCAGGGCGATCAGCAGGGCCAGCCAGTACGGCCGGCGGCCATAGCGGGCCACGTAGGTGGTCAGGTCCAGCTTATTCATGGCTGGCCACCCATAGCCGCGCCTGCTCGGCGCCGGCCAGGTGCAGCGCCTCGGACAGCTCGGCGGCGGTCACGGCCACCGGCGCGTTGTCCGCCAGCACCCAGGTCACGGTGGCGCCCTCGCCGGCTTCCTGCAGGCCGAGAATGGCGCGAGCCATACGGGCCTGGCTGATTTCGTCGCCGTCGAACACTCGGCCGCTGGCGGTGGTCACCTTGATATTCCGCACCGCCTCGGCGCGGCGCGTCTTCCACGCCTCGCGCGCCGCTTGTGCGGCCTGCTGGGCCTTGTCGTCAGCGGTGATCAGCTGGGAATAGTCGATATTCATTCGGGCAGTTCCTCGGGCATGTCGGGCAGCGGTTCCGGCTCGGGGGCGGGATCGAACGGCAGATCGATCTCGCCGTCGACCATCACCACCAGAGGCTTGGGGAAGGCCACGGCCTCGCTCGGGTTCGGCCCGTGCGGCAGGCGCAGGGTCAGGTGCAGATCGCCGTCAATGCGCGACACGGGGCCGACGATCCATTCCGAATCAATCGCCTCGGCCGGCAGCGTGGCGCCCTCGGGCAGCGGGCCGAAGTCGAAGGCCTCGCCGTTGAGAGTCAGCACGTCGCCGACACGGAAGGCGGTCAGGGTTTCGTCCATACGGACGGGGGAAAGGGTGATGTGCATGGGTGCTCCTTAGAACCAGCGGCCAAAAACTTGTAGATGGATCACCAGCACCTGCGCAGGAGTGGTAGCTAACTCAACAAGCGCCTGCGTATTGCTAATACAGGTGCCGGTGCATCTCAAGACCGCCAGGGAGTTATGCTCTGTCGGATAGGCTATCCCAACGGTAACCGAGCAGTTCCGCGCCGGACCGGAAATCCCTGCGAATGATGCCGGCAGCGGGATGTAATTTTGAGTGGGGGTGCTAACGTCCCCCGAGCTGCGAATATTGGCGCTAATCCGAGCCCACTGAGTCCCATCCGCAAACCGCACGTACTCCCCATTAGCATTACTGCCGCGCTCGATGATCGCGCCTGTGGGTACGCCGGCGGACTGGGATACGGTGCCGAGGATGTTGCCGGTGTGGAATAGTCTCACCGCTGGATACCAGATCCCCGCTGTTTTCCGCGCTATCCAATAAGTGTCGGAGCTGTAGTCCAGCAAGATGGCGTTCCCGTAGCCGCCCTCCACAGTTGCGCCCGACATGTAAAGCCCCTCTCCGTGGCCGGTAGGAGCGCCTACTGTGTCTATGTTCCAACGGAATACTCTGGTATAGCTTAGCGCGGCTAGATCCGTTACATACTCCGGATTCTGCCCGCCAATACCAAACGCCCCCACAGCCATTAGCGCCCCAGGTGTGGTGTCGGTTGGCCCAGTCTGCGCCGCCCGCGTCGCCGCCGACCCAAGCCCGAACATATCCCGCGCCGCAGCCTTCTGCGCCGCCGTGCCTGGCAGCGCCGCGATATACAGCTCGGCAAAGTTGGCAATGGCCTTTTCGAACGCCGTGCGGGCGCTGTCGCCGCCGGCGCCGCTGCCGGTGGCGCCGAGGTTGATGATCTGTTGTGGCATGCGTGCCTCACGGGTGGTATGCGGTTTCGAAGGTCACGGCCAGGGTGTAAACCCGGCCGCTGCCTGTCAGGGAAATTTCGCTGCGCTGGTACAGGCCCAGCTCGCCCAGCGGCGGCGTCCAGAAAAAGGCCTTTGCCTTACCGTGGCGGCGCAGAAAGGCGCGGATCGGCTGCAGGTACTCGGGCGTGCCCGTGAACGTCAGCGGCCAGCTGTGCGTTGTGGCGTTGATGCCGTCGACCACCGACTGGGCGTAACCGTCACCGAACTGCACCCGGCGGGTGCGCTCATCCTCGGTGCCGGTCGCGCCCAGCCGGGGCGACCATGTGAAGGTTTCAAGCGGCATTAACGTCTCCCGTTCAGGTGGCGGCCGATAGCCCCATCGGTGCGCAGATCACGCGCGAGCAACTGCTGGTAACGCTGATCGACAAAGCGCCCGATATCGGCGCCGAACTGCTCCATGCCGGCCGGCGTTTCCACCTCGGCCCCGCCTTCGTTGGTGATGCTGATATGCACCACCGGGGCAGCCCCGCCAGTGCGGGCGCCGTCATTGGCCGCCGGCTGGCGGGACAGGAAGGCTTTCAGGTCGCCGTTCGTGCGACGGTCGACTACCCGTTCGCCCTGATCCAGCAGCCAGGTGCCCTCGCGCGGGATGCTGTCGATGCCGTCATGCGCCATGCCCATGATCGAGGTCGCGGCAATCATCCCCACCGAGGCATAACCCAGCCCGCGGATCAGCGAGGCCGCCGGGATGCCCATAATCGGCCCCAGCTCCAGGGCCTTGGCCGCGGCGACTTCGGTGCTGACCATGGTTTGCGCAATGGCCGCCGCCTTGCTGGCCAGAAACAGCACCTTGTAGGCGGCCGAGCCCTCGCCGGCCATCTGCTTCATCATGTCCGCCGCGTTACCCGTCACGTCGGCAAACACGCCGAGCGTGGCGACCTTGTAGGCATCGCCCATGGCTGCCAGCCGCGCGTTGCTGGTGGCGGTGATTTCCTCCACCCGCGCGGTGTGCTGCGCCTCGTTGATCAGCTTTTCATCGAGAAAGGCTTTCTGCCGGGCCAGTTCGTCGCCGCGCCACTTCTCCAGCTCCTTCTGCGCCTCGGCAACCTTGATCAGCTCGCCGGCCGGGCCGCCCACGCTGGCATCGAGCCCGCTAAAGGTCGGCGCCTTGGTGATGGCCGCTTTGCTGAACTTGTCCCGCGCGGCGTCGTACTGCTCGGGCGTTACCCCGCCGGCGGCGCGGGCTTCGTTGAGCAGCCGCACGCGCTCGCGCATCTGCGTTAGTAGCCGTTCCTCGGCCGTCTGCGCGCCCTCCATCAGGCTTGTGTAGGCCTGCTGTGCATCGAGCGCGTCTTTCGCCGCGGCGGCCCTTTCGAGTTCGCTTTTCTGCGCGGCCGTCAGCGCCTTTAGCTCGCCTTCGGTGGTCGCGTAGCGGATGCGCGCAAGCTCGGTGCTTTGCCCGTGCATGGCGACCTGCTGCTGCAGGGTGGCCAGGGTGCGGGCGTGGGCGTCGTTCAGCTGCTTGACCGCGCGGGCGGCTTCCTCGGCGCTGCTCTTGGCGGCGCGGGCGGCTTCCTCTCGGGCGGCTTTATGCTGCTGTTCGGCATCCACCGCGGCAGCCGCAGCGCGGGCACGCTCAGCCAGCGCACGGCCGGCGGCGGTGTCTTCCAGGCCATCAGTGGCAATCTGCCGGTTGACCTCGCCCAGGGCGCTGGCGTCCTTGAGCTTGGCGGTCTGCTCGGCGAGGCCGGCGATTTTCTTTTCCCAGCCGCTGGCCAGCTCGGGCGATAGGCTGACCACGTTTTCCATGGCCTGGCCAAGCCCCTGCATCTGGCTTTGCAGTAGCTGGGTTCGGTCGCCAATCTCGCCGGTCTGGCGTATCCAGTCCACATAGCTGGCGGCCAGCTGCTCGATCCTGCTGCGGTATTCGTCCGTGGGGCCTACAGCCTCAATCAGCGCCTGGGTGGCTTCGTCCACATCCATGCCCGCGCGAATGCGGGTTCCGAACTGCCGGGTCGCCGCGACGCGATCTTTTCGGCTTGCGCTGAAATTGTTGCTGTACACATCCGGCGCGCTGGTGATCTGGCCAATCCCGGCCAGGGCATCGCGGGCGGCCTGCTGCGCCTGGGCCTGCTGCTGCAGCAGGTTGTTAATCATTGGCCGGCGTTGCACGTCGGCGAGCTTTTCCCACTCCTCGCGCAGCTCGGTGATGGGGCGTTTCAGGTCCACCGCCGCGGTGGCGGCCTTGTCGCCGTGGTCGGCGAACAGCAAGAAACTGGCCGCCGTGCCGGCCGCCAGGATAGCCAGCCCCATCGGGCCGCCAAGGGCGCCGAGCAGCCCCGACACGGCGCGGCTACCCACGGCCGCGGCGCGGCTGTAGGCGGTCTGTGCCGTGGTCTGGGCCAAGGTCGCTTCGCGGTCGGCCAGCTTGGCCAGGCGCAGGCGCGACAGCGCGGCGGTGTGGGCATCGGTAAAGCGCGTCGCCTGGGCGTGCGCCTGGGCGCTGGCGAGTTCGGCCTGCGTATGCCGCACCGCCATATTGGCGGCGTCAAGCTGGGCTTTCGCGCGGCCGACGTTGGCGCCAATGGATGCGCGCACGGCGTTGATTTCCGCCAGCAGCGCGGCGGTCGAGGTGGCCGCCCACTTGGTCAGCCCACCGGCACCAACCGCCAACACCGCTACGGCCAGGCCGTCAAGGTTGTCGGTTAGCAGGTTGATCAGTTCGGCCAGGCGGGCCGTGGCGCCGCTGGCTTCGTTCTGCTCACCCAGCCAGCGCGCGTAGTGGTTGGACATCCGGGTGATCGCGTCGCCAACAGTGGTAGGCATGCGCTCGGTTTTGTCGGCGAGTTCCTGCTGCTTGCTGATCAGCGCGGGCAGCCACTTGGAAGTCACAAGCTCGCCATTGCGCGCCATGTTTTCCAGCTCGGCGCTGGTGACGCCCAGGGCCTCGGCCAGTGCGTCGATGATGGCCGGGGCTTTGGTCAGCATGTTTTGCCATTGGTCGCCCTTGAGCGTGCCAAAGGCAACGGCCTCGCCGGCGGCCTTGATCACGGTAGCCGTGTCCTCGGCATTCGCCGAGCTCAGCGTCAGGCCAGACGCCAGCACGTCGACAAAGCCGGTGACGGTTTCCGTCGCGTAGCCCATGTCGCGCATGCGCTTGGCCGAGGTGATGAACAGCTCGGCCTGATCGCTATAGCGCTTGTAGGTCCGGTCGCTGATTTCCATCAGCTTTTCGGAGACGGCGCGGTATTCCTCCTGCGAGGCGGTGGCCATCTTCAAGCGCGACGCCACCTGCCCCCAGTTGTCGGCCTCGGCCACGGCATTGCCGACCGCCAGGGCGCCGAGCATGGCGCGGGCGTAGTTGCCCGCATTGGCCGTTAGCGAGGACAGCGCACTGTTCTGCGCCTGAATGGCCGCCTGCTGCGCCCGCCACCCGGCCGCGGCCTGGCGGTTGCCATCACCGATGGTGCGCAGGTAGTTGGCCCCCATGCGGCTGGCTCGCGCCATTTCCCGCTGATACGAACTGGTTTCAGCCGAAACGCTGACCACCAGCGAGCGGAGCGTTTGTCCAGACATGGGCATTCCTCAGAAACAAGAAAGCCCGCACAGGGCGGGCTTTCGGGCGTGACGGGTAACGCGGGCTATTCGAGCTTGGCGCGCAATCGAACAAGGCAGGCGTTGAGGTGGTCGAATGCCGCGGGCTGCGGGGATAGTTCGCCATCGTAAACCTGTCGCGCAATCGGGCCAGACGGAACCCCGTCAAACACCGAAAGCGCCTTAGCGTGGTCAATACCTCGGGCCTTGGCCGTGGCCGCCAAAGTGATGATTTCCGCCTCGCTTTGGCAGCCCTTTATGCCGGCAGCAATGCCGCCGCCGAGCAGGGTTTTCGATATCTCCAGGCCGGCATTAAGGCCGACGTTGTAGTCATCCGGCGGCGCAGCAGCCACGGCGATGGCGGAAAAGGCCAGGCCGGCGAGGCAGCCCAGGGCAGCGGTTAACAGTCGTTTCATTGCGGGTGTTGCTCCTTGTTGGGTGTTGCGTTGGCTTCGCTCGCTGTCACGGCCGCACGGCCGCGCAGGAAGGCGAAGAAGGTTTCGGCAGCGTCCGCCGCTTCCGCATCCTCGGGCGCCTGTTCGTCGCTGACACGCGCCCAGGGCGGCAGCATGTCCGCGGCGGAAACTTTCGCCCCGGCGGCCTGTAGCGGTGCCGCCGCGATGATGGCCCCCATGACATCATGCCGCATATCGCCGATGGGCGATTCGCGGTCATAGGCGCGCCACAGGTTGAATTCCTCGACGGGCATCTGATCCAGCTCGCCGAGGGTCTTGCCCAGGCGAAGGCATAGGGTCAGCGCGAAGGCCAGCCCCGGCTCCGCCTTTAGCCGTTTCCCGCTTCGTCCACCGGGTCGGGTGGCGCCTCGCCCTTCTCGGCCATGCCGATGCCGCTCAGCTCGAAGGCCTTGGCGGCGAGGCGGTCATGCACGGCGGAAAAGGTCGCAGCCACCTCGGCCACGTCCTTGGCGCGCTGGACCGGCTCGGCACTGAACACCGGCGAGCGGTTCTCGTCGTGCAGGCTGACCACCACCACGAACGCATAGAGCGCGTCGATGCCGAAGGCTTCCCATGGCTCGCGCTCGCGCTCGCGCTCGCGCTCGGTATCGGGCTGAGCATCACCCTCGGCCAGCGCCGGCGACAGCAGGGCCGCCATGCGGTTGTACTCGCGCCACTCGCCGAGCTTCAGGCCGCGCACCACGACCTTGGCGCCCCACTCGGGCACGTCGACGACTTCGCTTTTCAGGTTTCTGAACGGGTCCACCACCTGGGCGCGCAGCGAGGCGGCGGGCGCCGCCTTGCGGGCCGCCATTACGGGCCCACCACGGGATCGGACCAGATGACCTTGCCACTCACGCGAACCATGAAGGTTGCGGCCAGCACGCCACCGGCCGAAGCCTTGTAGGTGTATTGCTTGACGAAGCCCAGGAACTTGCCGGTGGAGCCATCCTTGTGCTTGATCTGGAAGGCGCGCAGGGCGGCGTCATCCTTGGCCTTCATCACGGCTTTGTGCGCGGGGTCGGTCTGTGCCCAGTTGCCGGCCAGGGTGACGTTGGCCGAGTCGGACAGGCCGCCTTCGTATTCCTTGGCGTCACTGGCGAAGGTGGTGGTTTCGTGCTCGTCGGTCTGGCCGTCCTGCAGGTCGATATCCTTGATAACGACATTCAGCTCGACGTATTCCAAACCCGCGCCGGCGGGGTCAGTCTGCGCGGTATCAGTCATGCCCAGTTCAAGGCCGAGCGCCGACTGGCTTTTCGATTTCTTCGCGGTCATGCGGGGTTACTCCTCGGGGTTTAGGGTGTATTCCCAGCGGATGCCGTAAAGATCGCTTTCGCGGTCATCGGGCAAGCGCTGTACGCCGCCGCAGCCAAAGCCGGGCGCGGGTTCGCGGGTCAGTTCGTCGAAGGTGGCCTTGGCCAGTTGCAGGGCCTGCAGGTGCTCGGCGGCCCATACGTCGACCTGCACCTGGGCGCGCGCGGAGCCATCCGGCCCGCCGAAGGTGAAACCCTCAGAACCGCCCACGATGCTGTAAGTGATGTACGGCGCCGCCGTGCCCTCGGGCGCGACGCCAGGAAACACCCGCCCAGCCGCCAGCGGCCCCAGGCGGGCATAAATGGATTCTTCAAGAAACATGGTTGCCTCAGAGTCCGGTTATGGCCTTGTCGATGCCAGCGGCCAGGCGGCTGATGGCGGCGCCTTCGATGGCGGCCAGGTTGGCGTCCCAGGTCGGGCGCACGAACGGGTCGGCGATCATGTGCCGGGTGCCCAGCTCGATGAACCGCCAGTAGAACGGGGCCAGCTTGTCGCTACGCGGCGCGCTGATTTTTACGCCCGCCACGGCTTCGCCGGGGGTATCGCTGCGCCGCGCCACGGTGGCCACGGTGCCGCGCTTGAGCTTGCCGGTTCGCACCGGGGCGGACTCGCGCACCTTGTCGCGCGCCACCCGCGCACCGGCCAGCACGGCCTCGCGCGCAACCTTGCGCTGCAGGGCCTGGCTCAGCTGCAGGAAGTCATCGCCAAGGGCGTCGAGGCCGATCACGTCTAGTGATACGTCCATTAGGGTTTCACCGTCTTGCACATCAGGCGCAGCCACTGGCGGCGTTCATCCGGCAGCGGGGCGACGATTTCCAGGGTGGTGCCGTGATGCGTCACGCGCAGCCCGGCGGTAATGTCTGCGCGGTAGCGCATGCGGATCTCAAATGTAACTTCCGACTGTTCGGCGCTGGCGGCCAGAAACGCCCGGCCGGATACGCCCTTGACCTCGGCCCAGGGTCGGCAGAACTCATCCCATTCCGTTATCGGGCTTCCGGTCGTGCCTGGGACCATCACGGGCCGCGATATCATGACTTTGTTGCGTAGGGTTCCGGCTCGCATATCAGAACCTCGGCGGTAGGGTTATTTCAGCCAACAGGGCATCCATGAAGCTCGAGGGAAGCTCAGCGACGATGGTGCCGACGATGAGCGTTTCCCGATTCTCATAGGCCGTCGCAGCGTGCATCAGCATCCAGCTTTTCACGCCCGGGTAGGCATCCAGATCGACCCCGGCGCTGTAGCGGATCACCAAGCGCCCCGGAGGACGCCCGGCAGGAAAGATGAGGAAGCTTTCGCGGGCGCTGTGCTGTAGCACATGCGGCACCTGCAATGCGGTCAGTGAGCCGTCGCTTTCGCGCACGCTCACCGACTGCACTTCCTTGACCTGCCCCACGTCGAGGGCGTGGCCGGAGCCGTATGCCGGCGGCCACTCCTCTTCATAGGTGGCTTCACGAATCGCCGCACCGGTCCGCGCCTCGCACTGGGCCGTTACGCCGGGGATGATGATCAGCTCGATCAGCTCCGGCTGGAGGTCTTCGACTTCGACCCGGCATTGCCGGGCCACTTCTTCGAGCGTCAGAACCGGCGGACCGGTGTAGGCGATTCGCTTGGCCATGGCTTAGGGCTTCTTGTCTTGGTCGACGGTGTCGTTATCGCCGGTTTTGTTCTCGGCGGTGTTGTCACCAGTGTTTGTAGCTCCGGCCGCGCCGCCCTTGGGTGCGGCAGGCGGCGTGGCCGTGGCGACCTTACCCTTGGCGTAGGCTTCCGCCACGCCCGCTTCGATCAGTTGATCGGCCTTTTCCTTGGCGAACCCGGCTACTTCGTTCGGGCCGTAGCCCTGCCAGGGTTTCTTGAACTTGATGATGGTCGGCTTGCTCATGTTGGAGTCTCGCTTGGTTCAAGGGACGCCCCGCCGGCTGGCGGGGCAGTCAGTTACATGCCGGCACCCCAGGTGACGCCGGTACCGATGGCGATCGACTCGACATGGCGCGGGCCGAAGTCGTGCTTGCTGATCACGCGGATCAGTGTCTGGTCGCGCTGGAAGGCGCTGACCACGTTGCCTTCGCCGTCCTTGTAGGAGGCCTCGGTGCTGATGGCGATGGCCAGCTGCTCGACCTCGCCGATGTAGCAGTCGGCGAAATTGACGAAGTAGATTTCGGACTCGTTTCCGCCCACGCCCAGGTTGGTCGGGATCTGCGTGCTAAGCGCCCACTTGTAGCCCTTGAGCAGACCGGCATCGATTTCCGGATAAGCCTTGTTGCCGTTGCCATCGCGCAGACTCTGCAACCAGCGGATGGTGCGCGGGTGCATCAGCCAGCCGCACGCGGCCAGGTCGACGTTGGCCACCTCCAGGCGCAGCATCAGGCCGCCGAGGAAAGTATCGACGTCAGCCAGGGTGACGCCGGCAGGCTGCGCCACGATGTGGCCCGCCGGCGCCCAGTAGCGCAGGCCCTTCGGCAGCGGATCGACGCCCGAACCGCGAATGAAGTGCAGGTCCTCGGAAAGGCCCATGCTGGTGGCTAGGTCGCTGCTGACCAGCGCGTCGACGCGCGGGTTGACGCCGGAGAAGGCCAGCAGGTCGTTGGAGATCGGCACGATGGCCGCCGCCTTCTTGGCCGACAGCTTGAGGTCGGCGAAGGTCATCTCGGTCAGAGGGATATCCTGCTCGGTACCGATGTAGCTGACTGAGGTATTGCCGTTGATACGCGGCAGGGTCATGTTGCCGTTGTTCAGCGGCAGGCTGACCGCCCCCATGCGACGAACCACCGACTTCGGACGCAGCGACTCGATGACGCCGGAGCTGAAATTCTCCGGCACCAGCACACCGCCGGCACCAGCGGTCACGGTGGACAGCGCCATGTGCACGTCGGCGCCGAAACCGTTCACCTTGGCCAGCTCGGCGGCCTGCTGCTGATTGCCCTGCGCTTGCACGAGCAGGCGCACCATCTGCGCCATTGCCACATCGGGCTTGGTCGGCTGGTTGTACGGGCCTTCTACACGGCTGCCCGTCGGGCTGTTAATGCCCTGAGCGCTTTCGTTCACCGGTACGGCGGCAGAAGCGGCAGCACGCTCCGCGCTTTCGGCACGGCTGATCTTGTCGGACAGGGTGTTGATCTGTGCTTCGAGCTCGCCGAACTTGGCCAGCTGCTCGGCATTGAGGCTGGTACCGTCAGCCTCGAGTTTGGCCAACGCTTGCAGCTCGGTGTTGAGCTGGGCGCGTTCGCTTCGCAGTTGAAGTACTTTGGACATCGGGTGTCTCCTGGGCATGAAAAAGCCCGCACTGGGCGGGCTCGGGTTAGCTGCCGCGAACGCGGTCAGAATCGGGTTTGCAAGTCGGCGGCGGCGGCGCGCATGCCAATCCGCGTAGGGCTGCGCTGGGCTCGCGCCTGGGCGATGGCCTGGGATATCTCATCCACGGCCTGCTGCGGGCTTTGCAGCCGATCGGCTAGCCCCGCCGCGATGCCAGCCTTGCCACGGTAGAGGCCTGCCTGGGTGTCGATGACTTGCTGCACGGACAGCCCCCGGTACTCAGCCACGGCGTTGACGAACAGCTGATAGCTCTCCTGCACCAGGTCGTTCAGCACCTTCAGCGACTGGTCGCTGATCGGCTCATGCGGCGTCAGGTCGTTCTTGTGCGAGCCGGCGTAGACGGTGGTCACCTTCACGCCGAGCTTTTCGTTCATCTGGCTGCGGTCGTAGTGGCTGGCGATGACGCCAATTGAGCCGACCCCACTGGTCTGGCTGACGACGATCTCGCTGCAGGCCGCCGCGATGATGTAGCCGCCGCTGTAGCCGCTGAAGTTGATCACCCCGGTGATCGGCTTTTGCTGGGCCATGGCACGAATGTCCGCAGCCAGCTCGAAGGCACCGGTAGCGGCGCCACCCGGGCTGTCGATGTCCAGCACGATGTGCTCGACCATCGGATCAGCGACCGCTGCGCGAAGCTGCTGGCGAAGCCCTTCATAGCTGGTCATGGTTTCGCAGGGCTGGAGGTGCGCCCCGCGGCTGACCAGCACACCGTGCACATCGATGACCTGAATGCCGGTGCGCGCGATGGTCTGCCGCCGGCTTTCCTCGGCCAGCGCGATGCGGTCGTTGTGCCCTTCGTCCTCGATCATTCGGGCGCCGTCACTGGCACCGATGTTGACGATGTTCAGGCTCATCGCCTGGTTGGCCCAGCGCACGCCCAGTTCGAGCATGTCCGGGGTAATAAGCAGCGGCTGGTTGAAGAGCAGGCTGGCTGCTCTGAGATAGGCTTTCATTGCGCCAGGATCCTCTCGATTTCAGCGTGCTGCAGTTCGAGCTGCGCGCGGACGTTGGGGTTGTTCAGGTCAGGCATGCCCTTGCCGGCATCGACCATGTTCAGCGGCTGCAGGTACACATCACCGCCGGCAACCGGTGGCATGTTCTCTAGCCGCCGAATGTCGTTAACGCTCAGCCAGCCCCATTGGCGGCCAATGGCGTACGACTCGTAGCGGCTCTTCTGGTCGCCGCGCAGCAGGCCGGACAGGTTGAATTCGATGAAGTGATCACGCCGATCCTTGGGCAGCAGGAAGTCACGCATCATCGATTGCTCGTGACGCTTGACCCACGGCAGCAAGGCGAACACCACGAACTGGATCAGCAGCTGTTCCAGGGTGTTGTAGTTCGACTTCTCCAGATCGTTGACCATCGGCAGCGGGATCTTGTAGATCCGCGCTACGTCGGTGCCGCTGAGCTTGAGGATGTTGACGATGTCCGCATCGACGTGGCTCATGCTGATCGGCTTGAAGGCCATGCCTTCCTGCAGCAGCGCGACCTTCTTGGCGTTGTCCATGCCGCCGTACTTGTCACCCCACTGATCGAGGATGCGATCGATGCTCGCCTGATCCTTGATCGGCGGCGCCTCGCGGGGCCGCTCGATGACGCCGGAAACCGCCGCACCATTGGCGAAGCTCTTGCCGGTGTACTGGCGTACCGCCTGCGCCAGCCCCACCGCTTCGGCGTGCAGCTCGATGGGCGACAGGCCGGTGTAGTGGTTGACCGTGTGCCAGCGAACATGGTGAACCATGCGCATCGGCAGGCGCTCCGGATGGTTGCCCACCTGGTAGCAGGGCAGCATGTCGCCGCCCTTGTAGGTGATCACCTTGCTGGTATCCAGCGGCCAGAGCGAAACGACGTTGCCGTCATCGCGGCGGTCGATCAGCTGAAAGCCGTTGCCGCGCAGGCCGGCGGAAAGCTGGGTGCACTCGCGCAGTTCGTACGGCGTTTGAAAGCCGTTGGGCTGGTAGCGCAGCACGTCGTACAACGGGTGGTTGATCGCCGCTTCGCGCTGACCCTGCCCCTGCCGCCGGTACAGCTCGAGCGGCAGCTGGCCGATGGATTCGGCCAGCAGCGTGACGCAGTTCTGCAGCACCGGGATGCCCAGCGCCGTTTCCGGCGTGACGACCATCCCGCTGCTGTTCTTGCCGCGGCCAATCAGCCCGCGCCACCAGTCGTTGCTTTCGGTGACGCCGCCGCGCGTGTCGCCGAGAAGGCTGGAAAAGAACATGTCAGCCCCCTTTAGCGTTGAGTTTTGCGGCGGCGCGGTCGGCCAGATACGACCAGCCGAGCAGCCCGGCACCGGCCACCATCAGCGCGGCGGGGATGTTGAGCAGGGCGACGCCCGCCACCAGCAGGCCGAACCCAGCCAGGCCAGCCATCCAGGAAAGCACCATCAATTTCATATGCCCGTGCCTTCTTCGTAGATTGAGGTGCCGCTGCTCACGCTGCCGGCGCCGCTGATGCCGGTCGCCATGATCGCGGCGACGATGCCATCGATACGGCCGATCGCCTTTTGCTTGTCCACTTTGCGGTTGCCGGCTGGGTCCGACACGGTGATGGCATTACCTGCGTTCCAGGTCAGCACCGGATTGCCGTCGTGCCGCAGCGTTTCGACTTCCCCCGCCTCGCGCGGTACCAGTTGGTAGTCGCCGGGGTCTAGGTCGAGCACGTCCGGTTCCGCAACGGTACCCAGCAGGCGCCGCTCGAACTCATCCACCGCCGGCCCCATGTCCTTGAAGCCTTGGCCGAACGGGGTCAGCTCGGGGAGCGTGATGCCGTGTTCGTTCATCAGCTCGCGCAGGTCTTCGATGCGCCAGCGGTCGTAAGCGATCTGGTGCACCTCGAAGTAGTCGCAGATCGTCTGCAGCCGGCGCAGCACATGCAGCTTGCTGATGGCCTTGCCCGGCGTGGTTTCGAGATGGCCTTCCTTGATCCAAACGCTGTAGGGCACCTTGTCGCGGCGCTCCCGCTCCTCGAGCTGATGGTCCGGAATCCAGAAGTACGGCAGTAGCCGCCAGTGCGGGTCGGCTTCGGTCGGGTAGAACAGCAACGCGAACGCCGTGAGGTCGGTGGTACTCGACAGGTCGAGCCCCGCCACCGCAGGGCGGTTGCGCAGCAGGCGCATGGGCACGCGCTCTTCGGCGGCGCTCCAAACGTCCCAGCCGATCCAGGGGTTGTCCGCCTGGGTCCACTGGCAGAAGTTCAGACGGCGCACGACCGCCTCTTTCGCCGGCAGGCCTCGCGCTTCGGCCACCTGCTCGCGCAAATACTTGCGGCCGGGAATGCCCTCGGTTTGCCGCTCCGGATCAGCTACGAAGTCCAGCGAGGGGTTGACCTTCGCCCAGCAGCTCTCATCAGTGAACGGGTCGTCGCCTTCGTCCAGGGAGCAGATGAAGGCGAACAGGCTGTCGTTGTCCTCGATGCCAGCGCAGATGCGCTTGCCCAACTCGTGGTACTGACCGCAGACGCTGTTCTTGTCGCTGCCGCTGTTGGTGATCATCACGATCATGGCGCGGCGGCGGTTCTTCGTGCCGGCGCGCATCATGTTTACGGCGGTGGCGCTCTTGTGCTCGTGCAGCTCGTCCAGCAGGCCGATGTGCGGACGCGGGCCGGACTGACCATCGTCCGAGCTGATCGGCCGGAAGAAGCTATTGGTGCTCGGGTAGAACAGGTTCCAGACCTTCTCGTCCCGACCCGATTGCACCAGTCGGCGCACCAGCGCGGGCGACATGTTGACCATGCTCACGGCATCGCGGAACAGGATCATCGCCTGGTCGCGCTTGGTGGCGGCTGCGTAGATCTCGGCGCGCTGCTCGTCGTCGGCGACAAGGCCGTAAAGGCCGATGCCACCCACCAGCGGCGACTTGCCGGAGCCCTTGCCCGTCTCGATGTAGGCCATCCGGAAGCGGCGGTAGCCGTCAACGGTGTACCAACCGAACAGGCTGCCGACCACAAAGGCCTGCCAGGGCGCCAGCACGAATGGTTCGCCCTCGTACTCGCCGCCGTTCAGGCAGAGCACTTCCTCGAAGAAGCCGAGCGCCTTGTCAGCGGCGGCCTGATCCCAGACCAGCCCGCGCAGTTCGGCGGTATCGCGGTCGCGCAGGTGGCGCTTGCAGGCGTTACGCACGTCAGGGCCTGCGACCAGCTCACCGGCCAGCACCGCCTGGGCGAATGCGGTTACGCGGTCAACTGAAGTACTTGGCGGCAGCGTCTCGTTGTTCATTGGGGAATAGCTCACCTTGCGGGGCCGCCGCCTTCATGTTGCGGCGGGCCATCGGCGAGAAGCCAAACAGGGCGCCGGCGGCGTTCGCGCGCTTTTCGGCGTCGTTGGCCAGCTGCCGCCACACGCTGATCTGCTTGGCGCCAGTGGCGAATGTCTGGATGTCGCCACTGCATTCAGCCTTGGCGTTGTGCTCGGCGATCAGCCGGCGGAAGCGCTGCCAGTCCGCTACCGCTTCGCAGTAGGTGGCTAGCGCCATCATGTCCAACTTGCTGATCCAGCCGAGCGTCAGCAGGTCCGCAACCACGCGATCCCATTCGGCCGCAGCCTCGGCGCTCAGCCAGTCAGGCTTCGGTGGTGCGTCGACCGGCACGGCCGGTTCCAGCACCTCGGCCAGCAACTGGTCGGCGTTCTTTTTGCTCGGGTTACCCTGCAGCAGGTGCAGGTGCGCCGGCTTGCCCGGGCGTCCCGAGTTACTGTTTCCGGCCATAAATAACCTCTGATGCGCTTCGTTTTCCGGATACCCCCCCTCTCCATTTTTCCCGCCGTTGCACACGGAGTTGGGGGACTGGTCTAGAGCGGGTCGCCGGCTGAATTTTTCACCCCCCCTACCCTGGGCGGTGCCAGTGGTGGCGCGGGTCGACCGGGCGGCCATCGGTGCCGCACCCTGGCTGACGCCCCGACTTCTCGAAGCGCTGCTTGTCCGAGCTGTGGCAGTTGGTGCACAGCGACTGCCAGTTATCCCGCGACCAGAACAACTTCCAGGCAGCCGCAATGCGCTCGGGGTCACCGCTCGCCTTCGCTTCCTTCAGCCGGGGCGGCGTCTTGTGGTCGACCACCTGCGCCAGCACCGGGCGGGCTGGGCTGCTGCACCCCCCGCAAAACGGATTGCGCCTCAGGTGATCTTCACGGGCCAGCTGCCAGCGGTAGCCGTACCCGCGTGACGCAGCCGTGCCGCGCCGGTCAGCCCTGCCGCTCGACATTGCAGACTCCCGCCTTCTTGGCCAGGTAGCGCGCATAGATGCCACCGGCGATGTCAGCGCCGATCAGGCCCACGGCGATGCCCATCGCGCCGGCGAGCAGATAGTCCTGCTTGAGCCAGTAGACGAACATCAGCATCGAAACACCGAACAGCGCCGAGCTGCCGAAGCGCAGCAGCACACGCTTGACCAGCACACCCACTGCCACGCCAGCAGCCTCGGCGCGCCACATCTCACCAGTCAGCCCGGCAAGCGCGACAAGGATCAGCATCCACGCTGGCAGGTCCGCCAGCGACTGCTGCATCTGCTGTTCGGTCGACATGCACCGCACTCCGAATAAAAGGCCCGCATGGCGACGGGCAAGGGCGATGGCGGCGCCATCAGCCAGAAAAGACAAAGCCCCGCACGATGGCGGGGCTTTGAGAGGTGACCGGCAGGGGAACCGGCCGTTGCCTGACACAGCAAGTTAGGCTCGTTTCGGTCATCGCCTTGGCGCTGCTCTGACCTGTTATGCGCTTTTTACCCCCCGACTGCGGAGGCGTAAACCGTGATTTAAAGCCACCCTGCAATGTTCCGGTTATATGATGGTTATCTGCCGCTTATCTTCCGCCAATAGCGTCGAAGGAATTAAGCCACGTAACGCCCGCCATGCACCCGCTGCATCCGGCGGCGGCATTCCAGCTCCGCCCTCACTCGCTCGTGCAGCTGCTGCACGCGCTCGTGATAGGTACGCTCCGAGCCTATCCGCACCCGCCGCATCTGCTGCTTAATCGTCGGGATCGGGTCAGGCAGGTAGCGCACCATGGCCAGCTTCACCAGCTGCGTCTCCAGGCAGAACGGCGGGCGAGTCGTGTTCCCAGCCTGCCGCCACGCCTTCGCCAGCTTGCGGTCCTGCACCAGCCCCGCCTGCTTGAGCGTCCCGATGGCAGCATCCACCTGATCGGCAACCTGATCGACCGCGCCCGCCAGCCCCATCGAGCCGCGACCAGAAGAGGGGATCATCCCGCCGTACTGCATCGCCGCCGCCAGCGGTGACGAACCCGACGCACCAGGCGAACCCAGCCCGCCCCGGCACCGCTCTCCCCAGTGCTGCAACAACGCCTCCACTGCTTCAATCACGGCCCACCTCCCCTGCAAAACCAACCCGACACACAAACGCCCAACCCAACACAAACCCGACACACTCAAAACCCTTACAAATCAATGCCTTCAAAGCATTTGTGTCGGGTGTGTTGGGTTTGTTGGGTTTTTCAGCCCTCGCATAAGAAAAAAACAGCACCGCCTTTGAAACATCCAAACGAATCGGCGCATGCACGCCTGCGCGCGCGTCAAACCCAACACACCCCGCACACACGCCGCAAAGCCCCGCCGTTGCTTGCTCCGCGCTGTGTTGGGTCGCAAAACCAAACCCGACACAACCCAACACACCCGACACACAATCGCGCGCACTCATGCTGCCTTCCCCTTCACATGATCCCAGCCATCCACGTCCCAGCCCGCCTCACGCGCCTTCGCACGCCAATCCTTCACCAACTGGCCGAGCGCAGCGCTCGTCAGAGATGGGGGCAGGGAAGAGTTCGGATCGTCAGGGATGAAGAACGCGCCAAAGCGCCGTGAGTTGCCATCCGTCCAGGGGATCGGTCGTGCCGTCTTCTCCACCTCGGAACTGATGAACAGGCTGAACTTCGTTTGGCTCATCGCGTGTTCACGGTTGCGCTGGCACCACTCGAGGAACAGCGAATAGAGGTCGCTCGACAGGCAGCCACCCCACAAACCGCGCCCCAGCTCCTGCGTACGCCACTGATGCAGAAAGGTCTGCCAGCCGGCCCGGCTCAACGCCACCAGGCGCTGCCGCGCATCGGTATGCGGCGGGCGCGTCCGCTCGTTGAAGGCGCCCAAGTCGACCGCCAGCAGCCACGCATACAGCGCCGCCACACCACCATTGGCCAGCTCGCGCCCGATCGCCTGCTGCCGCTCCGGCGGCAACGTCTCCTGCGGCCACATCACCAACAGCCGGCGGTCACTGTCACTGATCGGCCACGGCAGAATCTCGTTCGAGAGGAACACCGCATTCATATGGTTGGCTTCCTCCCAACCATTGATGAACTTCGACTCCATCCGCACCGTCTTGCCCGTGATCAGATGCTTGATCTTGCCCACCTGGTTGTAACGCTGGTCGCGGCTGACCACCTCCTCGAACACTGCCCACAGCTTCCGGCTCTGCCACGCGTTGAAGTTCGACTCCAGCTGCGTCTGCCCCACCGTCGCCGCATACTGCCCATACAGCGCACCCATCGTGTCCGCGAAGAACAGGCTCTTGCCCGAACCTTCCATCACCGAATGCATCAGCACAGCGGTGTCCAGCTTCGCGCCCGGGTGCTGCAGCGGAAAGGCCAGCCACTTCGTCAGCCAGTCCAGCGCCTTGCCATCGTGGTTGCACAGAAACGAGATCAGCCAGCGCAGGTTCTCGCACGCCGCGTCATCGCGCACCGGCTCCAGCGGCAGGCCCTCGAACGTGTTGATGTACGTCGCCGGGTCCTTCGTCATCGTCGGGTCGAACACGATGTGGTCCACGTCCACCGTGCGGCGCTCGGCACTGTTGAGCCACAGCGCATAGGCATCGCCCAGCGCCATCTTCACCGCGCCTTCCGGGATGCGCCGCTTCTTCTCGCGGTCCCACACATCCTTTGTCCCGTCGATGTACACATAGCGCTCGGTCGGCGGCATGCCCAGCGCACCGGCCTTCTTGCCCGCCATGCGCCGCGCCTGCTCGATCTCGCGCACCGCATCGGCGCCGATCAGCTTCTTGTTCGTGTCATCCAGCCAGGTCTTCGCCAGCGGCTTGCCCACCAGCGCCTCGAAGGCGGTCTTCTTCATCGCCGCTTTCTTATCCTGGTCCCATACCTGCGTCGTGCCTTCAACCAGCGCAAACCGCCGCAGCACCTGCTCGGGCGTGAAGCCCGCCCCCTGCCCCCCGGTGTCGGAGGAGCCGGCCGGCGCAGCGGCTTCGTCAACGGATGGGGCCGGGGAAGGCTTGCCAGCAGCAACAGCCGCATCGAGCTGCTGCGCGACCACCTCCAGCCCCCACGCCACATGCACATCGTTCCAGTCCTGCCCCGCCTCGCCTTCGGCCGGCAGCGTTGGGAAGGCAGCAATGCCGCCCACCTCACCCGCCGCCGCTTCCGCCTTCTTGCGGCCCGGGTTGCCAGGCTTCGTCGGGTCATCGTCACCGGCGACCACTATCAGCGCTTCCGGGCACTGCGCCGCCAGGTCACGCGCCACAGCCGGCATGTTGCCGGAGTCCAGCGCCATCGCCACCGGCCAGCCCTTCGCCATATGCACACTGGCAGCCGTCGCATAGCCTTCGGCCTCGCCAATTACCGCCGCGGCGGCCAGGTCACCCAGCACATGCCGGCAACCCGCCTTGCGCCCGTACTTCGGGAACAGCTTCGTGCCCTGCTCATTGATCGCCTGCAGGCTCCACAGCTTCCCCGCCGCATCGCGCAGCGGAATGGCAATGCTGCCCTTCTTGAACATCAGAAAGCTGATCGAATCCGGCCGCGGCTTCGGCAGGTTGGCGAAGAACTCGCGCGTCTCACTGCCCACCCACACATCGCAGCGCTGCCGCTCGTCATCGATGGAAAGCACCACGGTGTAATGGAAGTAGCCAACGCCAAAAGCCCCCACCTGCTTGCGTTCCAGGTAGGGGCTTTCGCCTTGCGGCTTGCAGTGCTTCGTCCAGATCAGCTCACACGCGCTGGCCACCGCCTCGCGCATCACCGAGGCCCTGGCTTCGTCCGCTTCGATCTCAGCCTGCCGCACCGCCCGCCGGGCTTCCGCCTCGGCATTCAGGCGGCGTTTCTCCTCGGCAGTCATCGGCTCCCGGCGCGGCCGCCAGCCGTTGTCCTTGGCCAGCTTGATCACCGTGCCCATGCCCGTGCCGGCTTTGCGGAAGCTCCGCCAAACCGTCTTCGCATCGCCTGCGTTATACCCTGCTCCCGTCGCACTCCAAGTATCCCAGGCGTCAAAGCCGGCACTGGCGAACTCAGCCTTGATGCCCATGCCCACCTGCAACCAGGTGTCGCGGTCATCGGCGGGGATGTACTGCAGCAGCTCGATCAGGTCGGCCAACGTCAGCGGTACGCGCTCAACCACGCCGCACCCCCGCATTCCGCTTGTCCTCGATGCCCTGGCACTCGGTGCACATCCGGCACCCCTTCACCGCCTCGCGCCGGGCCTGCGGAATCTCGCCTCCGCACCCTTCGCACTCGCTCAGGCTCTCACCCTGGTATTGCACACGGCTGGCGATAATGCGCTGTAGCTCCTCGTCCTGCTCCCGCTGGGCGCGTTCAATCAGATGCTCATCCATGGCACACCGCCTCCGCTTCCATCGCCTGCTCAGCGCCCGCCACAATCCCCAGGATCTCGCCGATCATCTTGTTCGCGTGGTAGCGCAGCGCTTCCACCTCGTGCCGCTCCCAGCAGTTGTCCTCGGCTCCGTCGTGCAGGCTGCCGACGAACTCGCCTTCGGCCTGCAGCAGTGCGCCCAACGCCTTCAGCGCATCGCGCGTGGCCGGTACCGGCTGTGGCACGAACGCCACCGCACCGGCCGGACGCACCAAAGCCGCCAGCAGGCGCGGGTCGCGCGTGGTCGCCACAATCTCTTCAAGGAACTCAGGGTGCAGCGGGCGGTTGCCCGTAGGGTTGACGCGTTTGCTCAGCTCGTCGGGGTCGATGCCGATGGTCAGTGCCACCGCGTTCTGCCCACCCACCGCATCGCGCGTGGCGCGGTACAGCGCCTGGCGGGTGGTCAACACCGGGCCGGCGCCCGGCAGAAGGTCTTTACGGCTCATAGCGTTAATGCCCCTGTAACGCTGTAGCCAACCGCCGGGCCGTTGCCCTACAGTTCACCTACAGCACGCGACCCTCATGACTGCTGTGTCCACGGGTCGCGGGTTGAGGTAGCCGGCTGGTAACCGGTTACCGGACCGTCGAGGCTGGGGTTCTTGCTGTGGTAAGTGGGTCCCCAGTTCTCGACCTCTATACAAGCCTGCCGCCGTAGCGACAGGCTTTTGTGTTTCTGGGCTGCTTGCCCGACGCCGGCCCGATGGCGTTGGTAAGACTCTCGGGCCGGCTCCCGCCTGATACGTGTGCTGCTGTGCTGTGTCCTGAAGGCGGGCTGTGATTCTGCTTAGCCGCGGCGGTCGCCGCTTCTGCGATCACCTTGCCGGCGATCCTCGGCCCGCCTCTCACCGCGGCGACGCAACGGGCGCCGAGCGGCGGCAGGCGTCTCGCCTGACGCGGGTGAATTTCGCAGGTAGGCCCAATCGATATCGGGCCGGGTTTCCTCACAGGTGACGGCGCCGCTGGTTTCACGGTCGAGCGCAATCGCCAACGCCGCATTGGCGCGCCGGTTGCCGTAGGCCACCTGCTTGAGCTGACCGGGCGTTGTGTCGCAACGGGCGGCCAAGGCCTGCAAGGCGTTCTTGTCCAGCGGCTTGATGAATTCGAGAAGATTCATGTGTTCCTCCATTGGAGAAGCACATTAGCAATCGCTAATGGAATACGCAATAGCAAACCGTAATTTACAGTTTGCTAACGGCGGCAGACCATAAGGAGATGGATATTTACCAGTCCCGCATAGCCGCACTAAAAGCCTTGATCGGCGACTCGACGCTAAAAGAGTTCGCAGACCGGCACGACCTCGACGCCTCATACCTGTCGCAGATCCTCAACGGCCACAGGAATATGGGCGAGCGCGCCGCTGCGAACTTGGAAAAGAAACTGGCCCTGTTGCCCGGCGCCCTAACCGCGCCAGGCTCTGGCGATACACCCGACCCAGCCAGCGCCGCGTTTTCTGTCGCAGCTCAATTGGAGATGGCCAGCAGCGCCGCGGTATCCGATGCACTGGGTCGGTACAACCAGCAAAGGATGCTGCCTGTGATCGGAGAAGTTCAGGCCGGGGAATTTTGCGAAGCCGTTGATAATTTCCAGCCCGGCCACGCTGATGAATGGGTTGAAGCCGGGGGCCCAGCTGGGCCGCGCGCCTTTGTACTCGTCGTCAATGGCTTCAGCATGTTCCCGCTGTTGGCACCAGGTGAGAAGGTCGTGTTCGATCCCGATATGCAGTGGGCACCCGGCAACATCGTGCTCGCCAAACGCATCAGCGACCAATCCGTCACGATCAAGAGGCTGTGCCGGGATGGCAACGAGTACTTCCTGCAGGCCACCAATCCGGACTGGCCCGACAAGTACATCAAACTCAACGAAGAGTGGATGGTATGCGCCCGCGCGCGGCGCAAGATCGTAGAGCTCTAACCATCGGCGAGGGACCGCATGCGCATCTACCGCAACACCAAACAGCCAGACCGCACCGGCCTGACCTGGGAACAGACCTGGCAAGGCGAAGATCGCGGCCTGATCCGCTCCTGGGAAATCGGCCGCCGCGACGCACTTCGTAACCCCGAACTGGCAGCACGCTGCAAGGCTGGCGAGCTCCCGCCGTTGGGCTGGAAAGGCGGCGGGCTGAAAACTCTCAAGAAGCTTACCCGCTGGGGCTCGCTGCACTACCTCGCCGAATGGCAGGCGCTGCGCGGCGAACCGCTGCACATCGACCTGAACGAAGAGCCAACCATCATCTGCAGCCGCACGGGCATGATCGTCACCTTCACCGGTGACCGTACCAAGCTCGCCGGCCAAGGGAATGACACCGACGACGAAGGAGCAACAGATGGATCTGCACCAGGAATTTCAGAACAGTCGCTTTTTCCATCAAGCGCGGATTGAACGCCGCGCCGCCGACGAGCTGATCGGCATGGCCGCCGGCCTGATCGCGGACGGCACGGTCAACCAGAAAGAAGCCGAGTTCCTCAAGGGCTGGATCGAGGCCAACTTCGCGCACTTCGACGATCCAGTCGTCAACATTGTCTACCGCCGCCTGGCCGACATGCTCAGCGACGGCATCCTGCAGCCGGAAGAAAGCACCGAACTGGTCGAAATGCTGCACAAGTTCACCGGCCCAACTCTCGCCACCGAGAAGCCCTTCACCGCACCAACTACCCTGCCCTTCTGCGACCCAGCACCAGAGCTGGTCATACCTGGGCGTTGCTACCTCTTCACCGGCACCATGGCCTACGGCCCACGCAAAGACTGCGAAGCACTTGTCACCGAGCGAGGCGGCATCATTGGCGGCACCGTCAGCAAGAAAGTGCATTACGTGGTTGTCGGCAGCATCGGCAACGATCAATGGCTTCACAGCACCTATGGCACGAAGATCAAGAAAGCCGTCGAGCTCCGAGAAGGCGGCGCACCGCTTTCGATCATCAGTGAGCAACACTGGCAAACGTACATCTTCGGATAGCAAAATTAGCATTCGCTATTGCGAAATGAATTAGCAGGCGCTAATGTTGTCGCGTACCCACTTACCACGGGATCGCGACAATGGACACAGCACAGCACAGCAGCACCCGCTGCCCGGTCTTTCTGCACCCGGCAGCGGCAACCAACCCCTTCACCGTACGCCGCATTGAACGTGAAACCGGCCTGACCGCTCACGTCACCCTGCGCGCCGCACAACTCAAGCGCCACACCCTGCCCGCCTTCGAGGACTTCGGTCCGTTCGGTGGCGCAGCATGAACAGCCGAATTGAGGTTCTGGCCCTCCAGATCATGGCGCTCTGCATGCGCATCAGCGCCGCCGGCAACTACACGGCGCACTGCGAATACGATGCCGACAACCATTGCATTGCCTGCCGCGTTCGCAAGCCAATGGCTAAGGCAGCGCGCATTACTGCAACACCGGAAGAACAAAGCGCACGGCACCTGTTCTCGGAATACATCTACATCGACGCGTTCACGGAATCGCTAGATCTGGATGAAGCACAGGCGCAACCGGTATGCACCGAACTGGAAGCATTGATTGAAAAGCTGATTGCTTACGCCCGCGTTGAGAGCGAGGTGCCAGCATGAGCATCTACTCCCTCACCAGAGGCAGCGAATCCTCGCTGCAGCTGCTTGCCAGCACGGGAGGCAGCGACACGCTGCTCCTGATTCAACCCGAGCGCGAGCTGCGCCCATCAATCAGCATCGAGCGCCTGCCGGCAGTGGACTCAGCGTCGGGCTTCAAGCTTGAAGCCGTGCTGCACCTTCGCGAACAACGCCACAGCATGACGCTCCAGGCCGGCGACGGCGCCAACGCCCAGCACCTGGCTGATTGGGTCGAAGCAATTGCCAACGGCACATTGGACACGGCAGAGGCCATCCCACATAGCGCCGACCCGCTTGGGCTCGCCGCTGTTACCGCCGCATTCAATGCTGCCGCACGGGAAATGCTGCACCCGGCCGACATGGTCAACCACCCGCCGCACTACACCGGCCACCCGAGCGGCGTGGAGTGCATCGAGGTAGCCGAGCACCTGCCGTTCTGCCTGGGCAACGCCTTCAAGTACCTGTTCCGCCGCGATGCCAAGGGCAACCCGCTGGAGAACATCGAGAAGGCCATCTGGTACGTCAACCGCCACAACGAGACGTACCCGGAAAAGCCCGAGCTACCCGAGGATGCCCGCGAAGCGCTCGGCATGGTCGTCGTGCACGAGCCGTACCCCTTCAGCACCGCCATGCTGCTGATCGCCAGCCCGAGCCAATGCGGCGGCTATGACGCCTGCATAACCATGCTCGAGCAAGAGGCGGCACGCCTGCGCAGCGGCGCCGAACCGCTGCGCGCAGCCTGAGGCCCGCCACCATGAACCGCACCCTCGACCAGGCAGCCGCCGTGCTCGGCATTGGCCCGCGCAAGCTCCGCGCCCGTATGCGCGAGCTGGGCCTGCTCAACCACGCCGGCGAGCTGATCAGCACCGAGCGCAGCCGTGGCCGGCTGTTCGTCGACACCCGCAGCCGCTGGAACCCGGCCATCAGCACCTACAGCCATTACGGCGTGGTCATGGCCACCGAAAAGGGGATCGGCTGGCTGGCCGAGCAGCTGGGCATCACCGTCACCAAGAAGGACGCCGCCGCATGACAATCTCTGCCAACCAACACGCAATCGGCGCGCTCAAGCTCACCAGCCTGTATCTGGACCACCCCAGCGTGGTATCTGCCGACACCCTGCGCGGCGCCTGCGCCGAAGCCATCATCCACCTGCGCGCCAACCAACCGCACGCGGATGACCTTAGCCGGCTCTGGTGCGCCCTGTTCGCCGTGCTGCCGCGCAGCTTCCTGCCCTACGTCACGCTGACCACCGACCCGGCCACGCCCTACGCCTGCGTCATCACCGATGACGCCGGCAACATCGTCGACCGCCAACTGGGCAAGACCATCGAAGGCATCACGGAACTCATCCGCATGCGCCACACCGCGCCCAGCCCGGCACGCACCACAGAGGGGCGCGGGGAGATCGGAGGGGCCACACCGTGACCAGCACCTACCAGCAACTGCTGCGCCGCTACGACCGGCCCTGCCTGCCGCTGGACGAAGTGCGCGCCGAGTACTTGCCTCACATTGGCGACGTCGAGTCGCTGATCAAGCTGATTCACCAGGGCCGCATCCGCCTGCGCTACACCCGCACGGACGTCACCCGCAAGGCGCCACCCGTTGTTTACCTGCGCGATCTGGCCGCCTGGCTGGACGCCCACGACCCGAGCAACACCCAACCCGCCACTGACCAGGTGGCGTAACCAACCGCAACAAGGACACAGCAAATGAAAGCAACCGACACCAGCGAGTTCATCAACAGCCTCAACGCCGGCGTGTTCGCCGACCAGGTAGGCCGCGCCCTGTCCGACGTCGCCGCGGGCGTCATCGAGCACAGCAAGCAAGGCCAGATCACCCTGACGTTCAAGCTCAAGCAGATCGGCCAGAGCAACCAGGTGGCCGTGTCGCACACGCTCGACTACGTGCAGCCCACCAAGCGCGGCAAGAAGCGCGAAGACACCACGCTCGACACGCCGCTGTACGTCACCGCCAACGGCCTCGAACTGTTCCAGACCGACCCGACCGCGCAGCTGTTCAGCCGCGAGGACGCGCCGGTTAAAGCGCGCGAAGTCTGACCCAGCAAAACCCACTTACCACACAAGGAAGCAACACCATGCCACTGAGCAAAGAAGCCATTCAGCACATCGAGTCCAACGCCCTGGCCGCCGCAGCGCGCGAACTGCACGTCGACGACGGCACCCGCCTTGCCGTCCTGCCGGAAGCGGTGCGCCTGCACAGCCTCGAGCAGTACCAGCCGGTACGCGATCGCTTCCGCGGCACCATGGCCACCCACTCCCTGCAGGACTTCACCAAGTACGTCGAAGCCCATGGATTTGATGACAGCGCGCCGGTGAGCTCGCGCGGCTTCATCGACCAGGACGCCATGCGCGCCACCGTCATCTTCAACCTGGGCGCCCCAGGCTTCGCCGGCCACGGTGACGACACCGCCACCCTCACCCTCAAGCCCACCGCTGCCTATGCGGCATTGCAGAGCATCGTCGGCAAACCGCACAGCCAGCAGGCACTCGCCGAATGGCTGGAAGACTGGCTGCCCAACCTGACGGCGCTCGACGGTAACGCCGACCTGAACATGCTCAAGGCCATCAACGCCGTGCGCCGCATGACCATCAAGGCCACCAGCCAGCGCGACAGCAACGTCGGCGACTTCTCCTCCAGCCGTTCGGCCATGGACGAGATCGAGGCCAAGAGCCAGGAAACCCTGCCGTCGGCGTTCGTCTTCACCACCGTGCCGTTCGAAGGCCTGCAGGTCACCACCATCACCCTGCGCCTGTCCGTCATTACCGGCCGCGACGAGCCGCAGCTCAAGCTCCGCTGGGTCGGTGAAGAGGCCCAGCGCGAAGAGTTCGCCCGCGAGTTCAAAGCCGTGCTCGAGCAGGAAGTGGGCGGCATCGTGCCGCTGAGCATCGGCACCTTCAGTCTCGGCAAGTAAGCGCAGCACCTACCCGCCGGCCTTACCAGCCGGCGGTTCTACATCAGAGGGACACAGCATGAACTTCACAACCATCCAGATTCTGGCCTTCGTCGGCGCTGTCGCCGCCATGGCCATCGTCTTCGGCCTCGGCTACCTCGAAGGCCGCCGCGCCGCCCGGCAGGACCTCGAACACCTGGCTACCGCCAACCGCCAGCTGGTCGAGAACCTGCGCCACCGCGCCGAACGCGCCCAGCACGAACACACCATCAGCCGCCTCAACGCCGCCCAGGCACTGGAGCACCTGACCGAGGAGCTGGACGCCCTGCGCACACAGCTCACCGAAGCCCAGCGCCGCGCACTCACCGCAGAGGACGCCGACACCCTCGCCGAGATCGCCGCCAAGCTCAACCTGGCCGCCACGGTGTTCACCAAGATGGGCTCCGAACAAGGCACCCACGCCAGCAACCTGGCCCTCGCCGCCATCGCCATCGCTGACCGCTACTGGAACACCACCCCGCTTTCCACTTGGGAGCGCGTAGACGCGACCCTCGGCACGCAGCCTGCTGCGATGTGCATGTGAGGGAATGGCATGAGCCAGCTCAATCTATTCGAGCCACCCCGCCCGGCTATATGTGCCAGCCGGTCACCCTACTTGCCTTTGCATCCCGCCGCAGCTCGCAAAATCATCCTTGATCGGCTGCGCCGCGCTGGCGGCGAGTGGGTGCGCCGCATGGCTCTTCGACGCGCCACCGGCATGCGCCCAAGCGAAGTAGCGAGCGTTATGGACGACCTGGCACGCACTGGCCTGATCGAGTTCACTGAAAAGATGGACATCATCCACCCGTCGCACGGCCGCATGGGCCAGACACGCGGCTATCGCATGCCGAGCACTGGCGTTTCGGAGCTCACGGCATGACCTACTCGATCTTTTTCACCACCGAAATGCCCAACGACATCGCCCAGGTCAGCGGTCGCCTGCCACGCAAGCCTCAGCGCTGGACGATGGAATGGCTGGTCAAGACGCCGGACGGCAAGACCCACGTCGACAACTCCCGCACCATCCAGCGCGCAACATACGAGGAGGTGAACGCGATCATGGGCGCCATCATTGATGACATCAAAGCCGAGATAGGCGAACTGGCCACGTTCATCAGCTACCGCCTGACCTGCCACGGCGGCACCAAGAAGCATCGCAAGGGAGGGAAACGCCGTGGTCGCGCTTGAGGGTTACCTGCGCGAGGAGCAGGTGCTGGAGGTTACAACCCTGTCCCACGCCACGCTCTGGCGCGAGATCAAGGCCGGTCGCTTCCCGAAACAGGTCCGACTCTCGCCAGGCCGTGTCGGCTGGCGGGCATCCGATCTGCGCCTTTGGCTGGAGGACCCAGAAGCGTGGAGCAAACAGGCGGCGTGACGGCTACGGCTTCACGCCAGCCACATCTACAAGCCAGGTAGCCCAATCCTCGAGGCCCTGGCTTTTTTCTTTCAGGTAGTCGTAGCGGTCATAGTGCTTCGACGAAACATCGCTGAATGCATGCCCCTGGATGCGATCGCGCAGTTCCTTGCTGATCCCCGCCACACCCATCAGCGTTTTGCAGGTGCGCCGCAGGTCACGCAGCGTGAATGGCGTCTTGAACGTGTCCGGGTGCCGCGCGCATAGCTTCGTCACCGCCCGCGACACGGACTGCACGTTGATCGAGTTGTTCTTGTACCGGCCCATGAACGGAAAGGCCTCTTCGCCGGAGATCGGTTTCAGCCGCTCCAGGCAGGCGCGGCTCAGCCCATTGAACGGCACCACATGAATCTCCCGCTCGCCTTCTACGCCCTTCTTGCTCCGGATCATGTAGTACTCGTCGCGGTACATCGTGCGGTCTGACGCTACCACCTGCTCTGGCCGCTGCCCACCGCTGGCGATCAGGAACTTGATCAGCTCCGCCGTGACCAGGCTCAGCTCCTCGGGCAGCAGGTTCCACAGCGCCGCCAGCTCTTCCTTGCTCAGCACGCGCTGGCCGGGGCGCTCCCAATCGCCCTGCACCGGGATGCTCGCCACCGGGTTGTAGGTCAGCCCGAAGCGCACCTTCGACTTGAGGTAGTCCCGCGGGTTGTATTCCTGATTGAGCCCGTGCTGGAACGCCGCATGCAGCTGCGACCGCACCCGGTTGCAATAGGTGGTCACCTTCGCCTTGATCATCGCGGAAATAATGTCCCGGATATCCCCGGGCTCGATGGCGCTGGCCAGCTTCTTCACCAGGTGCGGGAACGGCTCGGAGACGTAGTGCTTGAGCGACCACTCCACGTTGCCGGCGGAGGCGGCGCCTTCGGCTTTCAGCTTGGCCACATACGAATCGATCAGGTTCTGCAGCGTGCCCTCCGCTTCACTCTGCGGCGAGGCACCTTTGCACTTGTCGCGCGCAACGGTGAGCGACATCGTTGGCCACACACCGAGCTTGCGTTGCTTCTTCTTGCCGGCCACGAACCACTGGTAGTAGAACTCCTTCGTGCCGTTGGCGCGAACCTTCAGCAGCAGCACCCCTTCCCCGCGCGCACCGCGCCCATCGGACATGACGTAGTCGCGGTCTTCTGGCTTGAGCGAACGGATCTGCTTTTCGGTTAGCATGCGTGACAGTTTCCGGTGACAGTTGTCCCGAACTAACACGAAATTCGGCGGGACGAATTGAGACTGAGCCGGAAGCCCCAGCCCATACAGGACGGGGATTGTAGCGCCTTTACGATACCTCGCGTTATACCCTGATATTTGGCCCGTTATAGATTCCCAAGCTCATGACGAGGGTTCGATTCCCTTCGCCCGCTCCAGACACCTATCGTTAAAGCCCTGTTTTTACAGGGCTTTTTCGTTTCTGGCTTTTGGTGGTGTCGAAGAAGTGTCGAAAAGGTCCAGCCGTACAGGCTGTGATCAGACGGAAGAAAGCGCCTGGATGACGTGCTTCGGATCGTTATGGATGGCGCGCAGCAGCGCCTTTGCCGGTCCGGTCGGCTCGCGTCGGCCTTGTTCCCAGTTACGCAGCGTACCCAGTTGAACGTCGATCATCGCCGCGAACTTGGCCTGGGTCAGACCAGTTGCTTTGCGGATCTCTTTCACCTGCAGCGAATCGACGACGAATTCCCGCGAGGGTTGACGTTCGCCACGGTGAATCTCGTCCATCTGCTGGACGCTTTCCAGAAGGTCTTCAAAGAATTTGCTCATGGTGATTACCTCCACCGCTCGATGATTTGCTTGAGCACCTTGCGCTCGTCTGCCGTCAGGTCGTCCTTCTCGTTCTTCGGATAGATCAGCAGCAATGCGATCTGCGAAGCCGCCGTGAAGTGGTAGTAGATGACCCTGGACCCGCCTCGCTTGCCGTGACCGCTAGACGCAACGCGAACCTTGCGAATGCCGCCAGTACCTTCAATCACATCGCCCATGTCCGGCCGGTCAGCCAGTTGTCGCTGAAACTCCGCGTAGCTGTCATCGCTAAGCAGATCCCGCAGACGCTTGGTGAAGATCGGTGTCTCGATAAAGATCATAGCCGCATAGTACGCCAGTGGCGCACCTCCTTCAATTGATTCGATTACTGGCTGGCGAGCGGTAACGTGATGCCGGCCAATGGCCCCAACCTGATCGCATCGTGCAAATGCTCAGGCGCGAGGTGTGCGTATCGCATCGTCATGTTCAGCGACGCATGGCCCAGGATCTCTTTCAGCGTCACGATATGCCCACCGCCCATGATGAAGTGAGCTGCGAACGTGTGGCGCAGGATGTGGCTTGCTTGTCCGCGTGGTGGCTTGATCGAGGTCGAGAGCAGGACCAGCCGAAACACACCAATGCAGTTGGTGAATGGCCCGTGGGTTTGCCAGTGCTTCTTGATCGCCGCGACCAGCTCCGGCGTTACCGGGACCATCCGCACCCGCTTCGACTTCGTATTGGCGAACACCAGGGCGTTGCCTCGAATCCGCTCCGGTCGCAGCGCTTGAGCCTCACCCCACCTCGCCCCGGTCGCCAAGCAGATCCGCGCCACCATCGCCGGATGTGGAGACGTGGTCCGCGCCTGGAGTGCATCGAGCAACTCGGATATCTGCGGCTTGGTCAGGTAGGCCAAGGGGCGCTCCTGCAACCGAACCGGACGAATACGGGTGAACGGACAGGGATAGTCGATCACGTCGAGTTTGTGCAGCTCGTTGTAAACGGCTTTCAGGTAGCCGAGGCGATTGTTCGCCGTCTTGCCGGTTACCCCTGCTGCCATCCAGCGTGCACGCGTGGCGGCGATCTTCGCGCCATCGACCATGCGAGCTACCGGGTCGCCCATCGCCTTGGCACACGCCCGCAGGATCGCCACACGACGAACACCATCGGAAAGCGAGACGCCGTGGAGATCGAACCACAGCTCGACCAGCTCTGACAGCCTGCGCTTGTCCTTTGGCCGCGGTGCCCAGTCGTTGGATTCGTTGCACTTGGCTCGGCAGGTCGCCTCGAAGCGCATTGCCTCGGCCTTGGTCTTCAGCGTCTTGCGGAACCGCTTGCCTTTGACCGGCTCAACGTCGACCCGCCAGCGACCATCGGAGAGCTGCTGGATCGCCATCAGACCGCTCTGCCCCATCGAACATGGCGTTCTTGAAGCAACGTTTTGATGTGCTTGTACAGATCACGCTCGCTCATGTCCTTGGCAGCATAGTGGTCACGAATGACCGGCCAGCATTCCCACTCCTTCAGTCGATCAAATGCGGTTCTAGCGCCCACTCGCTCCCGTGCCAGCAGGCTTACGAAGTTTCCCAGGAACAGCTCCACGTTCTTGCCCGAGAAGCCCCGTGACGTCTTGTAGTAGCGCTTGTATTCCGTTTCATCGACAAGGGAATCGACTGCCACGTCGACTCGCACGTCATCACGCATCAGCGTCCAGATCGGCTCGTACTGCCCGGGGCGATGCAGCAATTTGAACTGGCACAGCCCGTAGCGCCACAGGCCGTCCAAGTGGGCGGAGAACGCCGCAAACGAATCCGTTTCGATGGCCTCGCCGGTCTTGGCACTGATCGACCCGCTGGCGAACTGCTGGATGATCGAATGGTGGTAGCGCAGCTCGACCCGCCACACGTCCGCCTCGGGGTCGTAGTTATCAGGATCGGCCGGATCGAACGAGTCCCGGCGACGCCAGACGCTTTCCCAGAAGTCGAGCTTATCCGTCGCGCGGGCCTGGTCTGTCTTGTTGTAGATACACAGCTGGACGCCACCGGCTGAGCCGAACATGGACGTTTCGCCCCGACCGTAGACGCTGGACTTGGTCGCCCAGTTGATCTCGTTGATACCCGAGATATCCCGGTGCGTCCGCGCGCGACAGTGCAGGCGTGCCACCAGATCCACCGGAGGCTTCCAGCCCTGGAGATCCAACGCCAGATGGACAGCGCACTGGTTGCGTTCGCGGTGTGTCATCACGGCTGCGGCGTAGTAGTCTATCCGCTCTTGCAAGCGCTCAGGCGACAGCGCGTCGATGGCGTGCGGTGACACTTCGATTTTCAAGTGCGGGCCGATGTTCTCGAGCTTGGCGTTGAAGTTCTTGATCAGCAGGATGAACCCTAGGTCGGCGTTCTGCAGCTTGTACTGGTAGCCCGAGTCCCGCCCTACCCGTCCGGCGTGCCAGAACTCCCCGGCGAACTCGACCATGACGCCTGGTTTCTCGAACAGCGCCATGATTTCCGGGCGGATCAGCCCGCGATACAGCTGGCGGACCGTGTCAACGCCGCAACGCAGCAACCGAACGCCCGACAGGTCAGTCAGCTTGGCCGAATGGCTATCGAAGAACAGTCGCCCGGTTGGGGTTTCCTGAAAGTTCTGATCAACACGAATTTGGTCTTTAACGCTCATTCTCTTCTGCTCCAAATTGCAACGAATCGACACTGTTCAGTTGGGTTTATCTGACGTGTTACAGGGACGTCAGCGCGCGCGTTTGCACGCCGGCTCGTGCCTCGCCGCGCGTGCAAAGAGCGCGGAGCGCACGCGCGCTGACGGTCATCACCATAGGAATTGCCCCTTCTGGTACGGCACGACGGTCAGGTTCGGGCCTCCCGCCGGTTGCACAGCTGCAGCGTGAGCGGGAGGCGTCGTCGGTGGCGGGGTGTTTTGGGCGTGCTGGGTTTGCGCGCTGGGGGAGCGGTCGGGCAAAGTCGGGTCGAAGAAGCCGTTCTCGACCACGCGCATGCAGAAGGCGAAATCGGTTTCTACCCGCGTGCTCTGCTGCGTGTAGCACTGGCAAACCGTAGGCGTTCCGTTGACTACCGCATGCGCCATTCGCCCGAACTCGCGGGCATAGGTCGCAGGGTCGGTGCTGGACATACAGTAGAGCCGGGGAAACGACACGGGCCGCGTCAGCTCGTCGTAGATCGGCGCCGACGATGGCACTTGGGGTATCCGAGGCACGCGCCGTCCGATGTAGCTGGCGGCGCTTTCCGGCGCATCGGATTTCGCTTCGCCCGCCGGCTTGATGAACGATCCGACCGTATCCCTCACTTGATCCACCATGCTCCCGGCCGGCGCGCTGGTGGCTGTCGCGGCTTGCGCTTTCTCGGCGGCATAGCGCTCATAAGCGCGATAAACGAGGATGCCGGCACCGAGGATCACGCACAGCGCCAGGATGAACTTGGTCGGCACCTTGGTCTGGAAGTGGTGCTTGGCGTTGCTGCTGGTGTAGGCGCTGAAGTAGCGCTTATCCAGGCGCAGCGACTTCTTGTCGGCGTCCTTGAAGCTGGTTTTCAGCTCGACCTTTTCCACCACCACTTCCGACTCGAAGCGCAGCAGCTGAGCTGACTTGAACACGCGCCAGTAGTGAATATGGGAGTTGCACAGCCGGCGCAGGTGCACATCGAGATAGCGCGGGTCCTGGGTGACGAGGTGAACCTCATGGCCCTGGTGGCGCATGGTCTCGAAGCGAGTGATGTGCTCCGGTGGCCGCGCCCGTGGATCGCGTGCGCCGAACCAGCCCTGCGCTTCGTCCACGACGATGATCGAATCGTTAGGCAGCTCGAACCACTTCTCCGGATCTTCGAACTCGAACCACTGCGCTTGCAGCTGATCGGGCTTGAGGCCATTGATGTTGTGGTAGTAGACGACGCGGCCTTCGGCGTGGGCCTTCTGGTCCACTTCACGAATGGTGTTGAGGGTCTTGCCATGGCCGGGCTTGCCGGTGCGGATAACGAGCATGACGGCGCCTCCTTAGGCTTCGATGGAGGTGCCGCCCGGCTTGTGCCAGACCTGATTGCGTTTGCGGTCGGTGGCCTTGTCGATCCCCGCCAGGATGAAGCGCGTGGAGATGGCGGCGAAATACAGGTTCACCACCACATCGAACTTGGCCAGCCCGAGAATGCCCTGGATGACCGGCCCGACATCGCCCATCAGGCCGAACAGGTAGTCCTGCGCCTGGCCAATGATGAGGTTGAAGCCCATGTACGAGACGAAGCCGAAACCGATCATTTTCAGCACCATCTTTACCAGCGGGCCGAGAACGATGATCAGCATCTGAACGATGAATAGGAATTGCACTACTGACCTCCTACGCCGCGGCCTACATACAGGGCGGCAAGAACGGTAGCCACGGCCACGAACAGGCCACTCAGGTCACTGGCGGCGCGGCAGAGCGGTTCATAGCTGAGCTGGAAAGTGCGGCCGCCTGCAGTGGTCAGGCTGAAGCTTTCGGCGGCAGGACAGGCGGACGGAAGAAAGCGGGTGCCCTGGTTGATGAAGGACGGCACGTCGATGACGCCGGAGCCCTCGTCCAGCTGGAATCGGTCGCCGGTAACAGCCGCCTCGATGGCGGGCTTGTGCTTGGGGAAATCTGTCAGCTCCTCAGCGAGGCACAGCTGTTCCTTCTGCTGGCGGAGCACTTCGCAATCAATCGGGTCACCGCTGCAGGAGAACGCGGCATCGCAGGAGCCGGCAGAAGCCAAACGCTCCGGGCCTTCTTCGCCGTCCTCTTCACCCTCCTGGCTTTCCTTACAGCCAGACCCTTTGCATTCCTTGCTTTCGTTGCCTGGAGTGCCATCAGGGTTGGTGCCAGAGGTGGACTTCTCTTCGGCCGTGGTGGACGTACAAGGCTTTGTGCCGACGCAGACGGTCTTGTCGGTGGTGGTGTTGGTTTCCGTCTTGGTGGAGCCGTCTGGGTTGGTGGTCTTGGTGGTTTCCTCGGTCTTCGTGGTGTCTTCGAATCGCGGCGCGGGTTTGCCGGTGGTGCAGTGCAGGTAATCGCCGGCGTTGTCGCAGTTGAGCTGTCCGGGTTCTTTCAGCTGTTCGCTATTGGTGCAGTTGCGCGACTGCGAGCCGTCGGCATTGGTGACCCATTCACCGCACAGATTTTCACTGGTGAAGTGCGGTGTGCTGTCGGCCGGAGGCTTGGACGGCGGCTGGTCGAAGACGCTGCCGGGAGGCGGGTTGTTCGAGGTGCATTGCGAGGCCGCGCCCTTGTAAACCACCTTGCAATAGACGGAGTTCAGGTCCTTGCCGGTGGTGTCTTCCAAGAAGCGGTTGCAGCCTTTGACCGTAGCGGTGCGGTTGTAGAGGCAGCCACTTTCACAAATCGAGGATGGCGGCAGCGAAGGCGGTACGGACGGGTCCAGCGAGCCGGCGTTGTACTCGTGGACGAACTCGTCGGTTGCAATGGCGCACTGGTCAGGCTCAGGCGCATCGCACTCCCCGGTATGGGGATTGTAGGAAGTGCCAGTAGGACATGAATCACCCTGTCTATAGACAAAGCTATAGCCAGGCTTGTTAGATGAAAATGTATCTATGGTATTACATGTAGCTGATAAACCATCACTTGCTAAAACAACGCTTGTGTCCTGATAGCGAGTCTGACCAGCATAACTAGCACGGCATGCGGCATCCGCAGATGGATAAGTCTGCGTAGTAGAGCTGTAATACCAACTATAAAAAGCGGCACTAGCGGAGGAGTGCCAAAGCAAAAAAGAGAAAATCAACTGCCAAACGATAACAGGCAGATAACGGGTAGTTACCCGAGCGAGAAAACTAATAAGCTCCATCTTCAAACCCGCCCAAAAAACACGAGATAAAACGCCAGGGTGGTGAGAATCAGGACGTACAGTTCGTAGCTCATGGCGTTTCCATGGAAGAGAAAACCCCGCCGGAGCGGGGTTTGTTTGCTTCGGCACATGCAGTGCGCAAAACCCCGGTTACAGGGCGCGGCGCATGTACTTGAACGCCATCGCGGCGATGATCACGGCGAAGACGGCCCAGCCGATGGTCCCGACGTCGGTGCCCGCGGTGTCGAGGGCTTCGGTGGCTTCGGCCGGGACGGCGGCGTAGGCCTGTTGAACAGCCAGCAGGCCGGTTGCAGCAGCGGCGCCCAGGGAGCGACGCAGGGTCTTGATGTGTTGCATGGTTGATACCTCACTGTTTCAGGGCTTTTTTCAGGACCAGGAAGCCGAACACGGTGGCGAACAGAACAATCGCTTCGCCTTGCAGCTCGGAGACTTGGTCCCAGGTGAGTGCAGAGCCGTAGAGGCTTTGCATTTCCTCGACCGTGAGTGCGACCAGCGAGCCGGAGCAGATGGGCGAACCATCGGCGCCTTGCAGCCAGTCACCGTCACAGGCGAGGAAATTCATTCGCCGGCCTGCTCAAGGTCGGCGGTTTGTTCGGAGGGTTCGCAGTCAGGGCAGACGGCGAAATGGGGCGGCAGGCTGAGGTCGGGCAGCAGGTCGCTTTGCGGCGCGGGCAGCGCCATGAGCTTGCCCATGTCGTTGCCGCAGCAGTCGCAGTACACCCGGTCATCGATCAGCATGGCCGCCCCTCCCGGTTAGTTGGCCTTGGCCGGGTCGCCGGTTTTGGCCTGGGGTTGAGCTGGGGCGCGCGGGGTTTCGGCAGCGGCGCGGGTCTGGACGGCTTCGAGCTGGAGCGCCAGATTCTTGCCCTTGTTCTGCCCGCCACGGGCAATCTCGAAGTGGATGCGCACCAGTTGCAGCGGCTCGAACTGCGCGCCGGCTGCGAAGATCTCGTCGGCTACTTCGTCCGCTGCTGCCATCCCGATGATCGACAGGCCGTGTTCGGTCTTGCCGTCCGGCTCATCGCCGTAGAAGACCTTGATGTACTTCTGGCCCGCTTCACCGTCGAAGCGTTGAGTGCCGAGAAATGCAACTTCCATAGTCGAACGTGCCATCTTGTGTTTCCTCTCTCTAATTGCGCTTTATTGCGCTGCTTTGCTTTCTGCAGGCCGAGCGATCCCGAACGAGTGAAAAAGCAATTCACTGCGACCGGCTTGTTACTTGGCTTGCGGGCTATCTATAGCTTTATTTAAACGCTCTTGGAACAACTATTTATCAAGTATTAAAAGATTCAATACTTCATTTTTTAATGCGACGAATAGTGCTGAATTGACACTTACCACTTGAGCAAACATTAATTTAATTAATCATCCGCAACGCTGTTTAACACCAAGGGCTTCGCCCTTGTCATCCCACTCTCGCCGCCGAGGGCTCGGGAGCGCGGGAGGAAAAAGCGCTCCCGCACTCACGAGCGGAGGCTGTTTCGGTTCGTGCAGGGTCAAGGGTGCGCTCCGCCCGTGCTTCCGTTCGCCGGATCGGTGAAGCGTGATCCGACGAGCCGGGAGCGCGGCCCTGGACCAAGACTGGTCGCGTGGGGCTGGCGAGCTGGCTCAACACGTAGCCGCCCCACTGCGTGGCTATCGCGTCAGCGATGCCCTGATAGGTACGCGAGCGGTTCTTCCAGCGGTCCGGCCCCGGTGCCATGTGATGCACAGTCGGTTCGCGGCCGTCGACGATTTCGGTCGGCACCAGGAGCGGCAGGTTCTGGAGCCAGAAATGCGTTTCCTTGCGTTCGCCATGACCGAACATCCAGGGCTGGATGATCTGGTCCGGTTTGCGAATCTGACCGGAGATCACCGACTTCGGATTTTCGAGTGCCTTGAAAGGGATCGGCGCAGCCAGCAGGGTGCGGACGAAATCCAAGGCGCGGGCTTGACGACCATCAGCGATCTTCTCAGGGAACCAGCGTGCGCCCGATGTAGCGAGATCAGTGCAGGGCGGATGGGCAATCAGTAGATCCCATCCCCAGTCGAGTACTTCCAGCACATCGCCCTGGATGTGCTCGCCTTCGGTTTCGGATGGCAGCAGGTCGCAGCTGACGGCGTAGAACCCGGCGCGGGTCAGCGCATCACGAACGCGGCCGGAGAACTCGCAGGCCACTAGAGCGGTTGGCTGTCTCATGCCATCACCCCACCAATTCGAACGGTTCGTGAATCGGTACGTAGGGCGTTGGCTTGCCCGAGTCGTAGAGAACGCTCCACCACTTCGCGGGGCGGTCGGGTGGCGTGTGCTTCTCGCAGATAAAGGCCGGTTCCACTGTCCAGTCCGAGAGCAGAGGCTTCCAGATTCCACCGACGCAGCCCATTTGCAGCGTGCGAATCGGCCGCGCATACGCGGGGCGGCATTGGGCGCATGGTGTGGACCGGGAGGGAGCGCGTTTCGCCATTTCGCCTCTGGACCAGCAGACAGAGCAGTCGCAGTCCTGGGCGTGCGGAAGGCGTTGATAGCTGGCCGGCTTCTGCATAGGTCATCCCCTCCCCTGGCTTTCCGTAGACGGCGCGGATCATGCGGTCCACTCCTGTTCCAGCAGCCAGTGACGGAGCATTGCGCTGTTGACCATGCGCCGCTTGCCGAGCTTTACGGTCGGTATCACACCGCGCGACGCCCAGGCGCGAGCCATACCGGCACTGATGCCATTACGGTCAGCCCAGCATTCGACTGTTTCCACGTCCTGCTGTGGGCCGATCAGCTTTGAAGGTTCTAGCTCTTCCAGTTCCATGCTCGTTCCGTCACTATTCGTGGCAGTAGCGCAAAAGCGCCGATGAATTATTTATCACAAGGCAATGCTATCAGTGATGAATTATTTATCAATAAATTATTCATCATTTTTAAGAGCTTTTCGGAATGATAGAAGAGCGACTTAGATCGCTAGTTCGCCACCTAGGTGCAACCAGGCTAGCCGAAACCACCGCTATCACTGAGCGGCAGCGGTGGCAGACGGTAGCGACTAATAGAAAGGTCAAAGCGCGGATCGAGGATATGGAAGAGCTGCTGAAAGCCTTTCCTCAGTACGAGCTTTGGCTATGGAAAGGCGAGATCGATCCATCAAAAGGCCAGGTATCACCAGGCTACGAAGAAGCCCATTCAAACTTGCCCAATCAAAGCGCGGGATAGCAATCACATCGGAAGTGGCTAAGCGTTGGTATGCGCGCCAGCATCGGGCCAAGTAATTTCGTTTAAAAAAGGAGGTGAGATGGCTAGGCAAGGCGAAATGTTTGCACTAATAAGCGATGAGCAAAAGGCAGAAGCAGAGAAGCAGATTGTCGAGCGGCAGAAAGAGACAGACTTCGATATTCGCGAATACCCGATTGAGGTCATTGTCTCTAAGTATTTAGATAAGTTAGAAGAAACTGACAAGGCCGAGCTTTTCATTCCTGACTATCAACGTGAGTTAGTGTGGAGCGAGGAGCAGCAAGGGCGTTTCATCGAATCAATCCTCTTGAACCTACCTATTCCTTATTTGTACGTCGCCGATGTGCATAGTGGCGAGAATGAGGGACGTCTAGAGATCGTCGATGGCTCACAGCGTATAAGAACGCTAGTGAGATTCTTGAGCAATGATTTCAAGCTAGACGACTTGAAAATGCTGCCGATGTTGAATGGCTTCTATTTTAAAGACTTTCCGGTTTCTCGCCAGCTTAGATTCAGACGTAAAACCATGCGTATGATTGAGCTGATGGAAGTCGATGAGGAGGCCCGCCGTCAGTTGTTCGATCGCCTCAACACGGGCGGCACGAAGCTGAAAGACATGGAGCAGCGCTTTGGCTCTCAGGATGGCCCTTTCACGGAGTTTATTCGTGAAGTCGCTGCGGACTTGCGCTTCAGGCAGCTTTGCCCAATCAGTGACGTTCGGATCAATCACCGTGATTACGAAGAGATGGTTTTGAGATTCTATGCTTATCTCCATCGCTATCGTGACTTCAACAAACGTGTTGACGAGTTTTTGGACGAGTACCTTGATCATATGAATAAGACGGGATTCGATCGAGAGGCTTTGCTCGCCATCTTCGAAAGCATGCTCGACTTCGTCCAGCGCTTCTTCCCGCATGGATTTAAAAAGGCACCGAATAACTCTTCTGTACCTCGTATTCGTTTCGAATCGATTGCTGTCGGGGTTGCGTTAGCTCAGCAAGAAGCTCCAGGACTCGTGCCTGCTTCAATGGGATGGCTAGCCAGTGATGAGTTCAAAGCGCTAACGCGCTCGGATGCAAGTAACTCAAGGCCGAAGGTGCTCAACCGCATTCACTTCGTTAGGGATAATCTGCTTGGCCGAGAGGTTGAGTATGACCAGCAATGAAGTTCTCGTTATTGAGCTGTACGACCTTTTCCGTCAAAGATGCGCGGAAGTCAGTCGGTATATCGAGTTTATAGAGATTATTGCTAACAACCGCTCTGTTACATTAGCGGGAGAAATTGACGGAATAATGCAGCCGATAGTGAGCGGCGAGCTGTCGCGCGAGCTCACTAAAACTCTAAGGGCAAATGCCTATCTTCTTCTCTATAACCTGGTCGAGGCGACCATGACCAATGCCATAGATACAATCCACAGAGCTGTGGATGGAGATAATCTAGGCTTTGATCAACTGAGCGCAAACCTTCAAAACGTCGCACTAAGCCACTTCAAGCGGGCTATCAAGGACAACCATGAGGCCGCAATGGATGGTCGGGTACATCCTATAGAAATCGCGATGGCAAGGCTGGGTTACGACAGAGAGAAGATTTTCTCCGGAAACGTAGATTGCGGGGAAATACGGTCTACAGCTAAGAAGTATGGATTTCAAACTGCAGACCCGAACCTAAGTGGGCGCCCGATACTACGGCAGCTGAAGGACGTACGAAACAAGAGGAATGCCTTGGCGCACGGTCGGCTATCGTTCGAGCAGTGCGGGCAAGACACTTCTCCTGAATACTTGTGCAAGGTTCATTATCAAACAACAGTTTATCTTCGTTCAGTTCTGCGATCAGTTTCTTACTATCTCAGAGAAAGAAAGTACGCTGCAGTCTTGACGGAAGCCTCTTGA